CAATCATGGTGCGAACTTTATCAGCAAAGTTAGCAGAGGCCGGGACAAGTTGTAGCAACATTTCGGATAGTGCGCTATCGACCCACTTAAAGAATTCCACAAACCTTTCAAAACTCATTGTATTGCCAACGGTTCTGAAATAGAGTTCCCGCATTTGTGCTAGCGTTTTATATTCTTGGCGGTAGCGATTTACAGGATCACCAATAAGGAAATTAAAATCTTTGATGGTCGCAAACCATTTCATCATTTCCTCAGATATAATCGCAGCTTGACTTTTTTCTATAGCATAAAAATAATTTTGTGGTCTGGTTTCTCTCGTAAATATATTATCATCTTGAGTGCGAACCTCGATCATGTTTGAGCTATTAAGAATTTCAGGTGCCAATTGTTTTGCCGAATAAACATATTCACGATTAACAGCATTGGCGTCGAATGGCAAGAAAAAATCTCCCTTACCTGGATGGCGCATATTGACCACGGGCCCGAGCCATCCATAACGAGAAGTTAACGCTACTGAGCCTGAAGTCATATCAGGAACAAAGAATGTCGCATCTGATAAAGTTGGTGAACCAGTTGAACTATCACCAGAACCAGTTACGGTATCGAAAGTCCAAGATAGTGCGAGAGTTTTTGATTGTGGTGCTTGTATTTGTTGAAAGAAGTCCCAACTATTTTTTACCAAATACGCGCTCTTATGTGGTTCCAGTGGACCGAATGAAGAAGCATCTTTTGAATGAGCTTCAATCGCTTCATTAGGTAAATTATCAATCCAATATCTAGTTGATGAAATTTTAGCATCAGACCAATGGAGCTGCGAACCAGTGAAATTCTCTCTATGAGCACCAACATAAATTCTAGTGGAACTAGAAAGAAACGCAGAACCACTTGCCATAGGAATCGACGCAGTAAGATAAAAATTGTTTTCTACATTATCACCTAAAGAATTATATCCAATAAATTCTACACTTGCGCTTCCCCATTGACTACCACTCAAGCCTGGTGCATAATTGGTTTCTGGTTTTACTCTGACTGCCAGGTTCCATTTGCTATTATCATATACATTTGTAAAAACACTACTCGTAATATTTGGTATCACGCCACCTGTGTGTATACTACTCGAAAGTTGAAAATAAACATCATCACCTTCTTCTTCGGTTCTAACGGCGAACACCTGAAAATTGCTAATGTCAGGAGTTTGCCAAGTCAAATCCGTTTGATCGGTGGTGATTGGAGTATGGGCACCAAACAAAGAACAAGATACAAACGGAGTTCTAAAATATAATTCCGAATCTCTTTTAAACTTCTTAGGAAAGATTGCTTCAGCTTGCATCGTTTTTGGAATAAATTCCATATCCGAAGAAGCAGTTATAAAGTTTCGAGTATCAGTATCCGCACTGGCCGTTTGCTGATAGACCGTAGAATCAAATCTGTCAACATTATTAAAGTCTACAAAAACTTTTCGTGCTGCGGTGTTTCTTGTGTTGGTTCGTAACTCTTGTGTAACCTCATCACCATACAAACTAATTTTCATCAAAGGCTCGTCAACACCATAACAGCGCATTAGATTTCTAAAAGATTCTTCGGTTCCCTTTGTCTTAAAAATATTGACAATATTATTATAAATGTTTTCGTATAAACGATTTTTCGTATCACTCAGCTTTTTCGAAAATTCAATAAAGTCATCTCTAGAAGCATAATATTCAAGAGCGCCAGCATCAGCAAAAATCTCTGGTGCGTACAAGCCGACGCCTTCTAAGAATCTATTTACGAAGGGCGCAACTTTTTGAGAGCCGCTAGTATATTCAACATCCTTAATTCTGGGCATCGCTTCGATTTGAAGTTGCAAGCTGTCAAAGTAGCTTCCCATAATTTGAGTGAGTTTCTTTAAAGTTTCCCCCTCAACTTCGACCGGATCGCCTGTAATATATTCTGGTATGGATGTGTAGATACCAGCGTTATTACGAACATCATAATCATATCCAATATTCTTCTGTGTGCTTTTATAAACTGCCACAAGGGGATTAGATTGGTAGATGATCGGATCTTTAAATTCTGTTAAAGCCGCTCCGGCCTCGACCATAGCAGAGCCCGTAAATCGAGAACCAACTTGATAACCTGTCCAAGAACCATTAGAGATACGACCCGAATAATCTAAAACTCTAGTATCCAACGGGGCAACTGATGTTGTGTCAACGATACCTTCATTAAATTTATAATAGACTCCTAAATCTACATTGGCAATATCTGTATTGGTTCCCGCGTTAACTTGTGTAAACCAATAACGACCAATTTCAGTTTCCGTTCTTTTTGTTTTCCAAAAACGAACCTCGTCTAACGAAGCAGAAAGTTTAGCATCACCCGCAGAACCTAAATCTCCACCGGCTAAATCCATCACGCTAGTTTCGAGAGCACCAACGCGACCGAACATAGAACCAGTAACTTTCCCCATTGGAGTGCCAGCCTCGACACTGAAAACTTCTGTACCGTTTTGGTATAATGTTCCAAGCATCTCGATATCCGTATTTATAAAAGAAAGAGCAAAGTGATTCCATGAGCCCGTTAATGTAGTAGCAGTCATCGGGATCATTGGAGGGACATCAACTATGCCGTTGCATAATCCATCAGACCCAGAAAAAAGTTCTACATGAAAAACTGGGGGCATTTCACCAGTCACGCCGCTTCCAGAAATTTCAACTCGAAAGCGACCATAGTCACTAGGAGTAGGCAGACCACCATTGTGAGAGCGATCATTCCAAGAATCAAATATTACTTGTCTTCGGGATTCATTACCCGCATCAAAAGTTTGCTTATTTATCCAAAACTCTAGAGTAATTCCATTTGCTCCATCTAGTTCTAAATTAGATTCACGAGTAGTGTCGCTATAATAATTGGAGCCTGTAAAGGTTGTTGATAAAGGCTTTCCAGTCATTCCACCGGAAGCAGTATGAGGACCGCCTCGGAAAGAAACCCATTCATTTCTGGTAGACGTATCATAGCCTTCGAGGCCGTCCGCATTGAAGTCATAATTTAGACCTAGAGTAATATATCCATTTGTGCGAGGATATTCGTTTTCAAAAATATAATTATCAAAATAAGAAGAACTAAGATGCCACGTTATTTTTTCTTTTCCAGAGCCATCATAAGGGTAGTGGTAACTAATGTGATCTATAGCATCTTCATAATATTTTTCAGCAGATCCATATCGTGCAAAATTAGAAACTTGAGAGAAGTCAACTCGGGGTTCGAATCTTCTTTTGTTGTCATCATCTTTTTCAATATATCCAGCAGATTCTACACCACTTCCAGTAACAAGATCCCCAAGACTTTTGCCCGGTAAAACTTTATTACTTTTACTACCAAATAAATCCTTAATACTAGACATATCTTACTCTACTCTAAATGTAAAAATCTCTGATTGTTCTTCATAAATTCCGTTAAGGAAGTAAGCGAACTTAATTCCATATTCATAGCCCGATTGTAACATCGACATATCAAAATCAAAATAACTCCCCGATTGGTCATAAGAAAGTCGAGTATGATGATACGACCCTGTTCCAAATGAAATTACAATCTTATTGTCTGCTATTCTTAAAATTTTATAATAAGCGTCATTTACCACATCCAACTGAACCGCTGCGACGGCACGGGTGTAAATCGCGTCATTCCAGTCTTTTTTGCGGGTAAATATTCTAAACCGATTATTATCATCTCGACAATATTCAGACTTCAAGTTAGTGATTGAAGTAACGTATTTAGGAATAGAAAAGATTTGAGAAGGAATAAACTTCTTTGGTTTATAGCTTCCTGTATAGTAACAGATGGTTTCACCAGGATTAGACCAGCGATCAAATACTACTTCTTCAGTTGTATTAAGCGCAAAAGAAGCACTATAAACCCCTGTCGCGACCCAACCACCAATGACGGGATCTGGTCCGGGGGATGAAGGGATCAAATCTCCTTCTGAACTTTCAGTATAGTTCTTTAGGGATAACAATCCTGTTCCGATGCCCGCGATGTCTGTGGGCTGACCATTGTAATAGTTATACAGATAAAGCGTCATCAAATTATCAGGACCACTCAAAACTGAGCTAGAGATATAAAAATCTCCTCTATCGTCTTTACGAGTATTGTCCCACCGAGCTTCAATAATCGGGCGGCTGAAAAAATATTCGCTTCCTCTCGCTGAAAAGAATTTGGCATAATAAGATCTTGAGCTAGGGCTCGCAGGATTTTGACACATTTCTTGACTACAGGTCAAAAATACTCCTAAACCATGATTCTCAAAATCAGGTCCATAGATGGAGGTGTCACCTTTAATCCACTCCTCAACTAAATAAGAAACATCAATCTCTAGATCTTCTCTACCAGTTTCAAAAGTTTGTTTATAATTTATGCTCTCATATTGCGAAGCAGTTAAAAAAGTTCCGCCTTCAGTTGCCCAAGGAGTGTGAGCCCGACAATTTATCCAATTGGAGCCTGTTCCATCGTAAGTTTCATCAGAGTAGCCGGATAAGTCTACGCCATATCCTTCTTCCCATGATTGAGAAACAGGAGAGGCACATAAAGTAAAGTTACGCGGCAGCGTGGTGGTGCTAACAACATTAGTTAACTTCAAGTAAAAACTAACACTTCCTGAAGCTGGTATTTTACCGTCATCACGATCCGCTAAAATTGTGGTGCCGGTATCGCTAGAAGAAACTGGAAATTGAACCAAGACTCTGGCCGCTTCGAGGGATGAACTACTGGCTTGGGCAAAAATAGAAAATATTTCCACAGAATCAGCAAGACCCATATTAGAACCAGTTGCACGTTCTTCTAGGTTTGCTTTATAGGCATTTGTGATTGTATTGTTTTTATATCCTGTATATCTTCTGATTCCCATTATATTACCTACTTGATTGCACCCTTAATATCTTGTGCTGTATTTTTAACTTCTAGAATTACATTCAACGGGACTTCTATGTATCTTCCGTCAGGGGATGTTTGACCCTCAATGTCAAAATATGTATCTGAATAAGCAGCACCAGTTTTTTGTGACACTGTAACACTCAACACATCAACAATCCCTTCAACGCCCTGAAGCACTTTATAAATATCCGTTATATAAAACGGTTCACCGATTTCTAATTTTTGAGTATATTTTTCTCGTAATAAAATATTCGCCCGATCCAAAATTAAAAACCTATTGCTCTCCACATCACCTTTGGCCACGAAATCGATTCCTATATTAACTATCCTTGCATCTAGAATATCAACGGTGTCGTTAATCATTCTACTTTTATTCAGCCAAGTTTTTAAATTGTTTTTAATAGACGAATTAGCTATAACTAAATTTCCTACCGAATCTTCTGAAACAACATACATGTTCAAGTTTCTCTTAAACGAATCGGGGTCTTGCATTATATTTACGCGCTTAATCGCACCGAACTCAGGAGGCATAGAATAAACAATACTCTTATAATCTTGGGCTGTGACCGCTCTATTTTGTGCGGCAAACACATCGTACATTCTTATTTTTAATTCTTCAGTCGTTGGCAACGTTATATCTCCGGTAATTGGTTCGTCATTATTAATTTCTGCCGAACCCACAACATCAGATACCAAGTCCGAATCTAGATTTACTTGATCTTCAAAAATTAAAATTGGATTGTTAACTTCAGTTAGCGTGTCTGCTGAAACATTCACATTTCCAATTTCATTAGTTCTCATTAAGACTCGTATTTTGGTTTTCGAAGGAGAAATACCCAACTTATCTGTACCAAGCATATTCGCAGGATCAAAGCTTGGTTGAGTAATGTAGTCTCGACCATGCACATCAAGTATAACAGTGCTAGGATCAATATACGGATCGCTGCGTGTTTCACGATCCGAGCCCGCACCGAACTGTAGGAATGTGGTGTCCGCATCCCTTTCCACTGTAAACCTTCGAGGAACAGCGAATGGTTTAAGTAGTGAAGGAGTGGTCGCCTTATTCGCACCACGATTTGTTACTGAACGGAAAATTACGTCTTGTGATAAATAATCTACAGCAAAATATTCATTACCTTCTTCGTCCAATACCGAAAGGACTTGAGAAACATCAGGAGTCTCAAGTGTTATTTTTAAAAATCTTTGGAAGTCGCCGACTTCAATAATTTCTTGTGCGAGCCTTCCTGATAATACTTGTCCGTGGGCTTTGATAGCATAGTGTGTTGGCGTGCCAGTGGCTTCATCAACACGCGCTACAACCACATCCAATAATGAATTTGAAAAGCTTACGTCTTCGTTCAATAAAAATCCCGCCCCGTTTTGTGCAGTAAAGGAGCTGTTTCTTTTTAAGATTGGAATATAAGCCGCATCGGGCCCAAGTCCAGATGCATTAGCAGGAACGACAACATAAAAAGTAGCAATCCCATAAGAAGTTGGATTGCCTTTCAAATTGAAGCCCATCTGTTTGCCTAATTTTAAAACGTTATTATATTCTACTGCTGTATCTATAAAAGATTCATTTACGCTGTAGTCCAAATAAAAGGACAAAATGTCTCCAACATAAGATACAGTGTCCAGCATAAGAGCACCGAAACTCGCTTCATTGAAATCTTTAAATGTGTTGGGATAATACCTTTTGGCATAATCAACTAATTCTTGTTTAATAGAACTGAAATCTCGGGCTGTATAATTTATTGCTGGAAGTTGTTTTTTGTTTGCCAAAATAATTTACCTCTTGGATATAATTAGTTATTCGGTATAGATATATCGAGCTTATCAGTAAAATCCAATGGGGTTATAATATAAGTAATAGACATAAATAAATAATTTGGATCTGTGTTTGGATCTTCAAGTTGAGAACTAAATGAAATATCGACAATTTCTAACCAAGGCAAATAGATAGAAACTTGTTCCATTATTTTTCCAGACAGTTCAGATCTTACGCCTTCATTATCTATCTCAAATAAATATGTTCTTACTCCAACACCAAAATCAGGGTCCATTATTCTTTCACCGGGAATGGTGAGTAATAAGCCTGTCAAGTTTTGTTTAACTGACTCTACATAAGTTTGATTCAATTGATAACCGTTGGTAGTACCGGGCATCAGTGGTAATTTTGGGGATATTCCTGCCATTATATTTTTTCTCCTTATGGTTGTTTGTTTCCAGTTGGCGCACAATCGGGAGGAACAAACGGGCCTCCGCGAGGGTATTGTTTAGGTGGTGTGTTTGGTGGTCCATAAAATTTCAAAGCCGCTTCTGTTTGTGGACCATATGCGCCATCCACTACAATTTTTGCACACCGCTGAAACTCTTGTAATAAATCTCGATTATATTGTCGCCTGTCGGAAGCTACGATATTAGCGTGAACCTGGATGGCTAGCTCATAGCACGGCTCTCCACAAATATCCTGCTGTGAATCTGTTTCTGTGGAAGTCTTTGATTCAGGACCACAGTCGGGAGGAACAAAAGCCCCTCCGCGTGGATACTGTTTTGGTGGTGGTCCTGGTGGTCCGTAAAATGTAAGTGCGGCTGTGGTTTGTGGACCATATAATCCATCCACTGTAATTTTTGCACACGATTGAAAGCTCTTAAGAAGTTCGCGATCATATTCCCGATATTTAGAAGACCAAATATTTAGCCATGCTTCTCCCCCTAAATCATAACAAGGTTCACCGCAAATATCAACATCAGGTGGTGGTGGAGGAACTTCACCGGATTGTTGGGGAACGACCGGGGGTTCTGGACAATCGCTAATGTTCTTGGCATTGTTTAAATTAATTCCCTGCTTGTCTAGTGCAGCTTTCTTTTTGAGTTCTTTTTCTTTGGGGCTCATCAAAGAGCTTCCAGCATCGGCCGCAAGATAAGCAATCCCCAAAGGAGTAATAGGCGGACCAATTCCCCCAAACATAGGAGTCAATATGTTTACAGGAAGTGCCATCAATGAACATATAATCATTGGAATGTCTGTCTCTGTTAAGAGAGCACCATCGTGAATTTTTTTGGCAATAGAAATGTTTGGATCAGCAATTTCAGCTAGCCCCTTTAAAATAAGCAACGGAGTTTTCGCAATCATTCCTATGAGATCCATGCCTGGGATTTCTTCATTATTATCCGCTAAAGTAGATAAGCCCTTGTTCCCACCAATCTTCTTCATGGTTTCATCTTCATACATAGGATTATTTACATTTAGCATTGTGTAGAACACTGATTTCAATTGCCCCTTAGTATTTCCAAATAAGTTCATTACATTTTTATTGTAAGTAAAGTAAGAAGAACTATACATCATCAACATAAAAACCATTCGCTTCAAGGGAAAAGAGTATTCATATAAAAATCTAAACCCGTCTGTATCCATCAATTGTTGGGAAAGCTCATCTTTATATCTTTTCCACAAATCCCAGTTTACATCCGGCGCAGCTAATTCTTGAAGTTGATTTGAAAAGGCGACTAGATCTAAATTATCAACATTCAAATTCTTTTCAGCCTTGGCCAATGGAATAGGAGAGATACGACGTAAAACTTTCCTTGCTGTTTTATCCTCGTTGACGCCCACGGCACCTGTCGCACCGGCCGCGCCATATGCGGCATGGTCCGCGTGAGTAGAATTTCTTTCGGCGACAGTTTTATATTCTTTTTGTTCAATAAGATTATAAGCTTTCTCTGGTATGGGATCAATATTTTTAGCAGCTTGACCTAATGCAGAAACTTGTGCCGTGGTTGGTGCGTCGGTCCATAATTCTCGCTGAGTTGGCACGCAAGGTAATGGTAGCCCCGCCGCATCTTCTCCAACGGGACAATAATCATACCAGTGCGTTGAGGGTCCAGGTTGTTCAAATTCAGCCTCACGTCCTAGCATTGGAGGAAGATAAGTAATTCTAGTTCCAACTGAAACGTTCTGAAAAAAATCAGATACCTTCTTTTGACTATTTTCAGTCTTATCAGCTAAGTTCTTTACAATATCCGTAAACCGACTAACGTTTACTGCACCCTTATCCCATCCCTCAATTTGATCTGATTTATCTTGCTTGGTGATATATCTTTCTAAAATTAATTTTCCTTGTTCTAACTTAAACTCAAGACCACTATGTTCTGAAATGTTTTGAACTGTGTCTAGCCCAGATTCAATAAACCTAACATCGCCCTCAGAACTGGGCAAGTCGAACATCGGCATCCACTTTTCCAAAAACATTTGTGTAACCGATTGATTTCCAAAATCAACTCCCAAGGTTTCAATAACGCGAGTAACCACCGACCTCAATTGCTGAGATACTAGATTGTCAATTACCACAACCGCATCACCAGTTTTAGACCACCCATTATCTTTCGCAATTTTATTATGATAAAGAATAGCTTGTCGTTGAAATTCTATTGAATAAGCCTTGTCCAGTTTTCCAAGATCATCAATAATAGTTTGGCTAAAGTAAGATTGTATTAGGGAATCTAAAATTTTGGTTTTATCATTTTTGGCCTCTAGAGGAAATTTAGATAACACAAATAATGATCGCAACGAAAACTCTATAAGATATAAACGAATTATGGTAGAAATAACACCACCAACACTTGCAGCGTCCAAAGAACTTGCGCTACCTTGTTCGTCACTACCTGCGGTCGTAACTCCACACTGAGAATCTTCATACTCTTTAATAACGGATTTCTTTAGTTCTTCTAAATTCAACAAATGTGGATCTGGGCATCCACACTCTTTTTGCTTTGGTGAAAGTTGTGGAGAGAAATCCACGAGTGATATTATGTTATTTGCAAAAAAGTTAGAAGTTGAAACTTCCTTGCCAGCATTAATGACAATATCCTTAAAGATTATATTGTGATTCGTAGGAACATCAATGGTTGTTCCAGTTCCATTTTTCCAAGAATAATTAACCAACTGCCGAAAATCTTTGGATGCTCCGAAACTAGAAGCGTTGGTGGGATATATCCTTTGTCTTTCACTTTGGACTGCGGGGATGACTGAACATCCATCAGATTTCATTGGTGAAGAATAAATATCAGTTGTCGTAGTGCCCATCACCGACTTAATTGTAATACTATATTTCTCACGATCAATTGCATCCGAAAGCTCGGGGGTATAATTTATATCAAAATTAGATGAAGCAAGCTCAATCACAGGTCTGTTAGTTGTCAAGCTAGCTAGTCCACCCGTCGTAATTTTATTAAGCGCAGAGGCTATCTCGACTCCTGCATTGTCTACACCCGTCTTGTTCGGGATCGTAAAAGCATAAGAACTCCCGCCGTTAGGGGCTGAAAAATTATTTGCTGCAAAGTCAGCATAAAACCCTTTTAGATCTGGTGCCACCACTTTTTTAGTGGCACCTTTTTGTGCCTGAGTAAGAACATTAATTTGACCGGGAGTCTCGTTCATCTCTTTGTCGGTTGGGGCGGCGACTTTATCCTCGCCCTCTCCTCTATCCGCAAACGCCGAATTTTCCATTTTTCCTTTATCTTGCACAACTGAAACAACGCTAGCAAAACCAGAAACATCTTTGTTGAAATTCATATAAGCGCCATCAAAAATAACATCCACAGCTTTCTTTAAAAGATAATCATTGACTGGTGGCTCTTTTGGTGCAAGAGATGGTTTTTTTCTACCTGATGGTGTAAGCGTGCATTCATCTTCGGGAACGACGCCATCTAACAATTTATCAGCGGGCTTGGCCAGCATGTCGGCTAATTCAGAAAATTTCTTTTTCTTTCTTTTCTTTTTCCGTGCTAATTGCTTTTCAATTTCTTCATCAGGGATTCCTTCTTTCTTTAATTCGTTCCTTTCATATTCTTCCTGTGGTGGTGGACAATCAACTAACAATTCTCTGCCAGTGGGTGATAAAGGTTGTGTTAATCTTTCTATTTCTTCAGTAAGCATTATTTTATCTACCATTGTTCCTACATTGGAAAATAAACGATTTATTTGAGCATCGCCATGGAGCGCGTCTGCAACGTCCCTGTATTCTGGTTTGGAATCAAGAATAAAACGAATCCCATCTAATATTTCACGAGATGCTTCTCCCAACAAAAGAGCACCGGCTTGCGCAGGTTTTAGGACTTGCGAAATATCATCAATTAGATTATCTAAAGTTTGTGCAACCTCTCCAAAAGAAGGGGGCGAAGGTAAAGAATCTTTTAGTCCATTCACTACAGCATCTTTTAATTCCTTGGCTCTGGCTGGCGTGAACGAAGCTTTGCCGCTCTCAGCAATAAGAGAACCTATATCCAAGTCTCCAATTTTTCCTTGATTCAAAGATTCACATATAGCCCTAATCGTGCTCTTTAGAATAGATAAGGTTGCTTGAGATATTGCCTCCATTATTGAATCGGCAATTCCAGTAGAAATGCTCGACATTAAATCTACAGTAGGAGAAAGCTCAAAGTTGACCGTGGGAAGTTCAGGAACTTCTCCAAGTGGAACCATTTGAAATTTACTAAAATCAAAAAAGTCTAGAGAAAAATCAGGAATTTCAAACCCCAAATAATCCACTACAATTTTATACAGCTTGTCATATAGGCTTCCAAGTCCTGGGATCGCGGTGCTGATTAAATCTGTAAAATCTATATTTGCAAATTGATTAAACAAATTTCTAAAAATAGAAAAATTAAAATTTCCTAATCTAATATTGATTCCACCGATGGTTCCGATTCCAAAATTAATGCCACCGCCGAAATCAATGCTCTTAAGAGAATTTAGTTTTCCTATATCAAAATTTGGTGCCTTCCAGTCAATCTTTCCAAACTCATCAAACATTTTTGATAAAGCCCCGAAGTTGAGTCCATCAAAAGCAGACCAGTCTATGTCCACGCCAAAATCAATGTTTTGTAATTTTCCCAAATCAATTTTTGATAAAGCATTAAAAGAAATACTAAGCTTTGACCAATCAATCTCACCAAACTTGGGCCAGTTTATATCAACGCTCCAATCTACAGGCTTTCCATCAACACTGGCGGAATTAAAATCAAGATCCCACAAGCTACTCCAATTTATAGAAATACCAGATATATCAGGAGCACTCACTGTGGCACCCCCGAACGTTGGCATTTTAAAATCAAAATCCGGTAAACTCCAATCTGACATTTTACCAAACATGTTTTCTAACCAACTAAAATCTATTCCCTTTAATTCTCCAATAGTTACCGAGAATCCAAAATCAAAATTAAAACCACCAGGACTTCCTATGTCATCCAAATTGATTTGTTTAAGAATCTCAATAATCTGATTAAGAATTTCCGGTTTATATTTTTCGCACGTCGATAATACGAGATCATCAAAATATCCAATTGCTCTAAACTCAGTAATAACCTCGGGAATAGTTTTCCCACTCAATACATCAACAATGTCGTCGATTTGTTGTGGCATCTTCGTGGGAACCTTTGGAAGCTTTGGGGGAGTACCAATATATTTGGGAGTTAGTTTTAGTTTCTCTGATAACTTTTCTAATTCTGGTCTGGGAAGTTTAGCAACCACTGGCTTGATTTGAGCCATAAGAAGTTTTGACGATTCACCTAATCCCCAGAAATCGGTAACACCCGTAAGTTCAATTACTTCATTAAGAAATCTTACAAATACTTTACAATCAAGTTGTTTCAGAAATGCTAAAAACAAGGCTTCTTTAATATCATCAATTGGCAATTCCATTCCTGCAATTTGCGCAGCCTTTTTTAACAATCCCTTGATTCCATATTTATTCAATATTTCTTGATAGGCCTGTGGCAGAGATTGAATAAGTTCCAGATCTCCGCAGGGTCCATCTCCGTCATCGGAAAGTTTTAGATCAGTGGATGGTGGCTTCTTGGGGCCAATCGTACTACCAACAAATTTAGAGTCACCTTTGTTCTGATTGATGGTACATTCTCTAATCGTTGGATTTTCTCTGAGTTCTTGATCTTCCCAAGTTTTGTAATCTGCACAAACAATTTCGTTTTCTTTTAATTTAGGAACCGGACACTTAATTAAAGTGTTTATCATGGGAGGGACACCAAGATTTCCAGGTGTGGGGTCACAACCTGATTTTCCAGTAGCAGTAATCGGTGGTCCGGTACGAGGAAGTTCTGTGGTTCCTTCTATTGCTTCGTCTTTCTCATCTTCAGGCTTTGCTTCTTCTTCAACACACGGACAGCAATCATCTGGCTTTTCTGGTGGTGGTGGTTTTTCAAGTCCCAGAACATTTTTTAAAACTGGATTGATCGAAGTCTTTGAAAAATTAGGTGACGCCGCTATAGATAATACTTCATCAAAAGAGATTCTAAATAAAATTGCATTTTTAAAACACTCTTTAGAAGATATGTTTTTATCTTCTATTGTAATCTTGGGCAGCACATCCACAATCTGGATATATCGGTCGGCTTCTGTGCTGGCATATTCAACAAATATATTTTTTAATAATTCATTGGCAGCGGAGATTGCCTCGGTTCCTAAGCCGCTTTCTCCTAAAAGCTCTTGTCCAGACTTTCCTTGTAGATTGGCAACAACGGACTTTGAAGTTTTAACAGAAGAATAAAAATATCCACCACCACCTTGATTTGTTTTCGTGGGGGCGGCCCATACCATCTGTTCGGTTTCCCAACTTGGCGTCAATTGTCTAATGAGTTCTGTCATTTTAGTTCAAATAGTTAAAACGTGATCTTATGTCTTTAGCTCCGCTTACACATAGATAAGTTGATTTTAATTTTTCTAAATTTTGTTTTTGAGTTACTAAACTCTTTTTGGCATTTTGTAAATGATCGGTCACTGTCTTTATCCCTTTAGACACAACCACAGGTGAGGGTGTTGTGGCTATCCCGAAAAAGGGTGAATGATGGAAATGATGCGTTACATCCATATTCATTTGCATTTGTGCCGTCAATATAGAATCTACAATACCGTTCAAAGCATTTACTTGATCTGTCAATTCTCTACCAAATTCTACTGTCTTGTTACCCTTTACCATAGGTTCAATATATTTATCATCGCCGCCCGCAATAAGACTAATTCCCTCGATACCATCTATCGTACCACCTTGAGAATTTTTAGCATCAGTCCGCGTGACCAATTTTATTCCTTCGCGAGCAATTATTCTAATCCCGTCAGCCTTAATTGCAATTGCTGATTTTCCATCTGAATCAGTGGTCTGCCCTCCACCGGGGATTTTAAAATTTCTATCCACATCCGTTTTTTGGCTAATATAAATTCTGGCGGCATCATTCTCAAAAGAAGGATTAACATAAGCTCGACAATCGTCTACAAAAGATCTTGCCCGATAGCCCCAACGACCTACCACAATATCAATTGCGCCAGCTTGCGTATATCCCGCGCCACCATAACCACTCAATCTAGTTGAGGGTCTATCTCTACCGAAGACAATGCTGGTATTATTGGAACCGTCGATTACGTCTTCAGAGTCAGTAGTAATCAGTTTTGGAACGCCTTCAGTAAGAGGATCGCCAGCTATACCTTGCGCTCTATTACGAATATCTGCGCTCAAAGAGTTCATCCGTCCATCAACGGAAGCCTGTCGCTCATTCTTTCCAAAAAGGGAAACTGAACGTTTATAATTGTCGGCTTTAGTCATTTTTATGCAACTCCATAATTACTTTCTTTTTTAACTGATGCGAGGCGATTATTTGGATAAAGTTGAACATGTGCCACATCAGGAAAATTGCGCCAATCACCACCCCAGTGAAGACCAACTTTCTTTGCTTCTTCACCAAGAGCCTTCCAGAAACCAGCGTCTTTTGCGGCTGGTTCCCATCCCCATCTTGAATCTACAATATCCGCTGCATATGCATTCGGTGCGGCACCTTTTTCAGCATTGTGAAAACTAAACAACACTTTACTGTTTCCTTTTCGAACTAACTCAGCTTGCACCTCTTTGGATCTCCAAGCATAAAATATCTTAGGTTTAAATCCGCGTTGAGTTAGGGCATTTAAAACCGCTTCGACTTTGGGAACCATTCGCGAATCCAAGCTTCGCAACTTCTTAGCCTTGGGCCAGCGTGCGGCATTACCACCCCATTCGTCCGAGCGGGCCGGTGAAGTCTCTGATCCTGGTGTTGTCCAATCCGGTCTTCCACAAGAAGATTGTTCGGTGGTGGCAGTGGGCGTTGATGGTTGTGGCGTTGGGGTAGAGGATGGTGGCTCCGCAATATCCCCAACTTTATTATAAGCACTTTGAAGTTTGGGTGCATAAGAGCGAACTTGTGATGAGCCGTTATAAACGCTCACCATAGCCTCAAAATTTGGAGGGGTTTTAGTAAAAGCTTGTTTTTTTCGAGAAGAACGAAACGCATCCTTAAACCACGCTGCAATCATCATATCGCCCGCCGCTACGGGATTCGAATCATAAGCGGCAACTGCTTTTTGTGGATCATTATCATAAGCCCTGAGAAGCGCCCATCCCATAACCTGATAAGAACCCCACGATGTTGATTTGATAGCTTGGGCGGGGTCTAACTTAAATGCTCGGTCAAACCCAACTCGATTAGTGTTGTTTCTTCTTTTGTCAATAAAAAAATCTTTCCCCCGAGAAGCCTTGCGTTTGTTTTTGGGATCGTTTGCCCAAGATGCCCGATCATTACCACGAGGAGCATAAGGGATCTTCGCCCTTCCAGAATAATTAGGTCCACCATATAAGTCCGGTCGAGATCCTTTGTCGCCAGTAGTTTTTTCCGGTCCTTTCATTCCCAAAAAAACATGAGGCTCGAAGCGCACCGTTGTTTTAGTGGGTGTTTTGCCGCGAGATTCCACTTCCATAAACGAATAAAGAAGTCTTACGGATAACGCAACACCAGTTTGAGATTGAACCATCGCTACAACATTTTGGGCGCGTTCTAGTTTTGAAGCACCATCAGTAGATGGCAAAATTTTTCCGTTACCTGCCGCAGTTGCACCCGCGCTACAATAGCCACCGTTACCACTAGAATTATTAAATGCTTCGCTACCTTCAGAACTTTGACCAGTCTGATTTATTCCATTTTTTGATTTTTCCCCCGACGCTCCTGGGCCCTGTGTAACCTTTCTAATAAAAATAGGTTGCGTAAGATTATTTTTATCAGCATAGTCTACAATTACAATGTCACCAGGAACGATCTCTCCCTTACTTGCTTCCTCATCCCGAGCCACAAAAGTCGGGTAAAGATCAATGACGCGCTGGTGCGGACCAGGAGTGTCGCCATACACCGCAGGTTCAGGAAGTGCTGCATGAACTTCCGGTATTCTCACTTTCAATTCTTTGAGCGGGACTGTTTTGAATCCAGGTAATGAAGACCAAATACTACTAGCGTTTTTATCGCTTCCTAATTCAACTCGCAAAACAACACCCTTGAGAGGTCCAACACTTTCAAACCCTTTATTCTTGTACTGGTTGTCTAACATCGTTTGCATGGTGCCCATGACAGTTGTGTCAGAAGCATCATACGATACACCCGTGTTAGGTTTTTCTATTTGGTTTAGATCGCCAAATGCGAGTTTTGTGCGAGTGTCCTTTTTTTTGATAGCCACATTTAATCCCCCGCTTCATTGAGTTCTTTAAAAATTTCATCTCGTTCTTCTGCTGATAAACCTGTTTCGCTTTTTTCAGTTTTTTGTTTAAGGCTGGCTATCTTTACAAGTTGTTCGTTGGAACGCTGCAACGTTTCAACATACTTGGCAGCAGTTATTCCAACATCCCTATGACGATCTTCGGATGCGGCAATATACTTTACCAAATCGTTTAAAAGGTCTTTGGTTTGTTCTCTGTCTGCCCTAATGTTATCTATGGCTTCTTTCGCAAGAGTTTCAAAATCTGTTTTTACTCGTTCCATTTTCTTTTAAAATTAGAGTATTCAGACCTGAACTTATGAAGGCTATTTAAAACCTGCTTAGTATTCAAATTTGTTATTTCCCTAATGTATAGGTAAATAGCTTTCTTATTAAAAATTTCAATCACATCGGGCTCCGACAAAAGTATCTTAATAGCTGCTAAAACTTTTCTTTCATTTTCCTTCAATGATTGTTTTTCCCACCGATATATTTCTTGCCACAAATGATCCATATATTCTTTCCACTCTCTCAGCTCATCATATTTATTATACGTGGAAAGATGCTGCGATTCAACAGATTTGGAAATATCTTCAAACGCGGCCTCTCGGCGCAGTTGAATAGCGGTTTTTTTAACTTTAGCGATAAACCAATTTTTAGTAATAACACTAAAATAAGAAAATGCCTTGGAACCCTTCGAAACATCAAAGTTACTCAGAATGGTGATAAGATGAATTTCACATTCATTCTTCAGCATTTCGATATTTGGTAAACTGGTAAATTTATAGGTAAAGACGATTTTGTTAATCAGCTCTAAAAAAACTGGTTGGATAATATCTCGATAAAGAACATTTCTTTCGGATCTATTGCTCGAAGCAATATAATCTAAAATGGCCGCTTCGTGTACTTCAGTAAAATATCTTCTATTCTTCTTTTTCTTCTTCATGTTCCTCTATCTCTATCTCTGCGGAAACTTCCGCTAGCTGCTTTTCTAAATCAGGCTGAGTGAAGGAATAAATCTTTTCATATCTCTTTAAAAATTCTATCATTTGACCGGAGTGATCTAACAATCCCTTAAGCGTTTCATCTCCATAGAAAGTCGGCATCTCATAAACCGATTGCAAATGTTCTTTAAAAGAGTCCATTCTGCTAAAAATATCAACTGCTTCTTCTGAGGCTTTATAAACCGTGTCAATCTTAAGAAGTGTGGACTTAGCGTACCACACCATAACCACATTAAGCACAATCGACAATATGGCAACTACCATCAGGGCTACAATAATATAATTCATTTTTTATATATCCTTTTTTTTAAAATGTTTTGATCTGATTTCAATTCTTGTTTCGCATCTTCGATTGCTTCCTTCACAACGCTTCCAGCTCTCAAATTATCATCAGTTTTACGATGCTTTGTTGTTAAAAATATCTCACTGGGCTTCCGCACCAATAAACCGTCCCAACCGCAATTTTCGCAAATTGTCAGTGTTTTTTTCAAAGAGTGAGAAATTTCAAAACTGAACTCACACCACTCACAAAAATAAGCGTACCTAGGCAACTGTATCTTCTTCCAACTCAGACTCCGGTACACTAATCATTGGTGGGTTTTCAACTACTAGACCATCTGCTGTATTAGATAGATCAAATCCTTTCAGCAATTCAGTAATATCACATTGTTCCATCAATCCTTTTTGCAAGGCCATCATCAGTGCGCCGACTGCTTGATTTGATAATTTATAATTTGTCATTTTATTCTCCTTATTTTTCATTAACATAAAGTAACTTCTTTACTCTGGCTGGTTCCCAAAATCCCCTATACCAAAGTTTATCGCTCATCAACTGTGTCTCTAATTCACTCTTTTTGTTTTCTAAAATATAATTTTCATAATGATAAAGGTGAATATCCTTCCCATAATACATTACTCTTTTATTTTGTTCATTAGCTCGCAAGCATATATCTACATCCTGATAAGATGCTTTCATTGATGGACACAATCCTCCGGTCTTAATAAACCACTCAGAATCTATAATCAAAAATGCCGCCGTGATAAATAACTCACCTTTATCACAATTTACTTTTGGATCATCTTTGGGATAACCACGAAACATGTGTAAAGCAAACAACCCCCTTTCACCTGGGCGAGGCCCAAACATAGAACCAGCATATTGAACGGTGTCAAGTCTATCTGATCTAGAATATAGAAAATCTTGTGTGGGATAAAGAAGTTTGGTTCCTGTGATTATGTTGTCGTTATCTTTGTGCTTGTGGTAAAGGGATGGTAGTGTTCTCGGATTGTCTGCCCACAAATCCGAACTCCATAAAATGATTTCTTTTAAATTCTTTGAGCGAGATTGTAGAGCGTGAACAGCTAAATTGTGAAGCATGGAAAAATTAAATATGTTCTGCGAATTATCAACTCTCAAATACGAACAGTCACTTTCAAGTGCGATAACCTTGACTTCGGCCTCAGAAGAACGATCATCCATGATAAGAACATTAGCAATATCAAAAACTTTATTATCTCGCATATTATTCAGTGTATATTTCAGAAGTTCAGCGTTATCCCTGATACACATTAAAATAACAGGTTTATTAAAATCTAATGTTTTCGATTCTACAAAAGAACAGGTATAAGTGTTTTTTTCAGGTTGGAGATTATAGGAATTTGAATAATAGCTTTTTACAACTCTATCTTCATATTGATTTATAGAGAAACTATTAGATTCTATTTTCTTTTTAAAGTTATAAATGTGTGTTGTTTTTTGCATACTTCCTCCATCTCTTGCCATTAGGAACCAGCTCCACAAGATTAGTTTGAGGATTCGACCATTCTCCATTAATAATTTTATTTTTTATTAAAGGATAACCATCTTTTATTAGTTCCTCCCATTTATGAAAGTGCATATTCAGCAGGTCGCCTTTTTTATTTTGACCCCTTCGACCAAGAATCGGTTTCCAGTTTTTAACAGAATACATGGCACCTATTTTTAATTTCTGTTTGCTCATAAAGTGACTCAAGCCATATTCACAAGCCAAAATCACTTCTTCTCTTAATTTAGAGAGATCTTTCGATGTTCTTAAGATATTTTTTTCAAACTTAATAAAGTCAAAAAAATTAAACAAATGTGGGATCGCTTTTTTTTCAAAAACTAAAAAATGACTTTGCACATGATAGCGATATTTAAGTGAATTTTTTAATTTTGGATGACCTTGAATAGAATCTGTAAGACCCCACATATCTAATCTAGTTTTTGATCCCCATTCAAAAACATTATCAAATTTTCCAACCAAAGAGTTGCTATCATTTGCAAAAACAATGCGTTCAAATCGCTCTAAATTTTTTATTTTTTTTATAGTCCTATAAAACAACCCGAAATCGTATCCCTTGTTTGAAAGTCTAATTATTTTATAAGGAAGATCTAAAAACCCACTATGCGTAGTAGCAAAAACCACATTTGTAAAATATTGACTCAATTCTTTTACATAGGCCTCTGTATTTAGAGAAATGTATCCCTTGGAGTGGTGAGCAAATATCAAAAGTGAAGCTTTCTTATTCATTGTGCGTGTTTCTTATTTTAAACCAAATAACAAGAATAATTCATGTGCTTCAATAAGGGATCGAAGACTCTTTCAAAGGCGTGAGCCCGCAAACCATCGGGATATGCACCAATCTCAAAATCCTCTACCTTTATGTCACACTCTTTAATATAATCCCAAACTTCTCCACGCATCCAAAACATTGTTCCTGCCAAAAATGCATAATTATTAGGATAACAATGAGGTGCCTTAAGTTTTAATTTATTCTTAAGCCATAAATAATTATTCAAGTTGATATTAGCATTAAAATTTGTTTTACATTGTGTATAATATTTGCGTGAGGAAATTAATCCGATAGATGGATAAGTCTCAAAACATTGTAGGTGATTCAAAACTTTATTCGAACTGCCCAACAAGGTGTCCAAAAAATCCTCTCTCCATCCATATTGACGCTCTAATTGTCCCGTGCGATTATTCGTCACAACAAAGTATGAATCACTTGATTTTGTATGTATTTTACATACATAATCATAAGACAAGTTAAGTGATTTAGCTGCTTCAGTTGAAGCGAAAAAACCGCCAACGTCTTGGCCACGATTTTGAGAAACCGTAAAAATACATTGTCCTGGGATGGTTTTTTTTAAACTTTTCTTAAGAGAATCAATATATCTTCTATTTGACTTGTCAATATAACTAAAATTCAGATACAAATCAAAAAACGCCGGTAGGTATTGCACATGCAGAAGCAACTCCTCCAATATTTCCAAATAGTGTGCGTGAATAATCACGGCTACCCTAAGATGCTTCAGTCGCGACCGTTTCATTTCTCTAAGTATTTTACCACCTTATCGTGGATTTTTGAATCCACATTTTCTTTCCATGAGTTGTCGTCGCTCGCAATTTGGTTACGGATTTGCGTGGCTGAAATAAAACCAATATCTTTAGGTGGTACATGTTCCACAATTCCATATCCAACCCCACGGCCATAATTAACAGATTCGATATCTGGTATTGATAACACCACCACATCATCATCGGCATACGCAGTCTCTAACATATCGATAGTTTGCTCAGTTGTAAATGGATTTTTTTCATCAGGCGGAATATCTCTTACACAAATAAGAACTGGTACTCCTTGATTTAGTTTTTGACCAATAAGCCACTTGTGACCATTATGTAGAGGTTGCCACCGACCTACGAACATCGCTCTTTTGTTAATCATTTATTTTGTGTCCTTCCATTTTTATTGTTTTATAATTTTCCAACTATTGCGGCCGATAGCCTCAAATTTAATTTTATTCTCTTTACAAAAGTCTTGAACTGCTTTTCGAACCCCTTTCCATCTCCAATCATCACCCCACAAAACGCCGCCGCTTTTTATTTTTGAAAACCACAATCGTAAATCAGATAAGACGAAATCATAATCGTGATTGGCATCCAAATACAATACATCAATGCTCTCCTCATCAAACCGAGCGTGAACATTATAAGAAAAATCTTGGAGCAAAGTAATATTTTTTTCATAAGATTCAACTTGAATAATATTTTCCAAATTCAAGCGTACAGCTTTCAGTTGAGCCTGATTAGATCTGAAATCACTAACTGGAATTCGTTGACCTTTCGGGTGGCTGAAGTGGGCTTTAGATAAGTTTTCCCAGGGATCAATGCCAAAAATTTGAGTATTTGTGTTTTGACAAATTTCAACAATGGACAATAAACTTGCGCCCCCATAAACGCCGATCTCCACCACTAATCCATTGATTAAGTCCGTAACAAAATTTTTATAAAATTGGTCCTGTTCGGGAGAGTGCCATCCGTGAATTTTGTGTGTTTTATGTTTGAGCAAGTTTCCTTGGATTTTAAGATCTGGGGTTCGGGAGAACTTATTCTCATTCAATAACTCCTTCTCCTCTATAAACATAAGTGTTTTATCCCACGCATTAGAATCGGTTTTGTCAAATCTAATGGCATGATCGTCGATATAATATTTGGCCGGGTGCTTGATATTTGTAACATCGTCAAAGAAGTGAGATAAATTATATTTCTCTAGCCAATTCCTAATGGGCTCCACGGGGCGGCTTGAAACAATAATTAGACGATAGCCATAGCCCTTAAGTTTTTGTAGAGATGGAATGGCTCCTGGCATTGGCGGATCATAAGCATTGTCTAGTCCCTGAAATCCTTTAGAATATTGATGAATGACGCCATCAAAATCAATTGCTATTGTAGATTCTTTAAATTCGGTTTTAACTTCTTTCATTATATGTTAGACGTAATAAAAGCTTCTAAGACCGTGGCGCTTTTTTCAAGTTCATCAATAGTAGTATCAACAATTAGCGCCGGATCGTTTGGTTCTTCGAATGGGTCTGAAATTCCTGTAAAGTTTTGAATTTCTCCCGACAATGCTTTAGCATACAAGCCCTTAACATCACGCTCAATACATTTTTCTACAGGACATTTAATAAAAACAGTTTTCGCTCCACAAGTTTCTTCAAGTTCTTTTCTCAATTCTTCATAGGGATTGATCGCGGACATAATTGTTACCACATTATTCCGAGACAGAACTTTACCAACAAAACCCAATCTTCGAATATTGGTATTTCGATCTTCTTTCGAAAATCCTAAATCCTTGCATAATCCTTCACGATATTCGTCACCATCAATAATTTCTACTTTGAAGCCCTTTGTCTTTAATCTTTTTTCAACTTCCCGAGCAAGTGTTGTTTTGCCCGCACCAGACAAGCCAGTCATTTGTATGAACATACCTTTTGTTTTACCCCACTTAATATAATTCCATAATCGCTCATGTATAAAAAACATAAGCACTTGAATACTATGATAACATAAAGTTATCAAAGTTGTAAATTTTATATCTCCTGTGGTGGTATAGGTAACGACTGTTAACAGAACTATTGCAAATAATCGCCACGAGATAGCTTTCCAAAAGCTTCTTTGTTTTGAATCAATCATATCTTAGCTTCTACATCACCACAAAATCCACCAGTTCTTTATTTATCTTTTCTATTTCAGATCGAGTTAGGGTTTGTTTACCTTTATTCCTTTTAGAGTGGGGGCCCCTGTATGGAAATGAGGAGTTATATTTCTCCACTTCGTCACTACGAAAAGTAGATAATATGCTTTCATAATCTTTTTCACAATATTTTATTTGCATCATTTCACACACATCCTCAATGATGGGTTTAGGGTTCGTTATAAAATCTTCAAACTGAACCAATTTTATTCTATGTGTTGAATCAATAATATCGACAATATCTTTTCGCCACGATTTTTTATACCAAGAAATAAATCTTTCCACACTCCACTTACGAGCCTTCATTGAACAAAAGTGGTTTTTTGGATCTTTTCTCATTATTATTATAGGAACGTCTTCGGTGATCTTAACAATTTTTGAAAGCTTATAAATGTACATAGGAGTTTTATCTATTAGTCCAGTAGATTTATCGGTGATACAACCTGCCGACTTTCTTAACCCTTTATAAAAATCTTCATAAGTGCTTGAGAGCCTAACAAGGTTCTCAAACTCTTGAGGAGGGACTTTCCAATTTTTCTGGCACACGGGTCCGTAAGGATGATATGATGGGAAACCTTTGATGCCGCCCGGTGAGCATAAAACTCCACATTCAAAACCGCTTTGTAATCCTTTGGTTGACGTAAACGTTCTGAGGGTAATGCTCGTGCCACTATGTTCTTGTCCCGTTATAATTAATTTTAAAATATCTCTCAACATATTCTGACCTTTTTTTATTTATCCGGGCCCGTCCCACATTACAATGTTTTTCTGGGCTTCAGACTTTAGCTTCTCCTCTCCACATTCTTTTCCTTGCGTCACATGTTTCGGCAGGGCCGACTGGATTTTCCATTTGTTATATTTCTCCTGATTTGGTGAAGGAGGATGTATTATTGAAATATTAGTAGATACACAACAACGATATCCTTTAGTAACTGCTTCATATAAAAAACGACCATCTTCACCAGCATATATACCCATTACTCTATACCCACCTAAAATCTCCCACAACTTACGATTAATAAATAGACACCCACCAGCAATCCCGCTAGGACTATTTGGATAAGCAAGTAGTTCTTCATCACCAAATCTATTTTTGACATAAGTCTCATTTTCATAAACAGAAGAACGATGAGTGCATTGTCCAGTTTGTTGAAGCCCTATGTATCCAAAAGGTTTGACGTTTCCACCTTCACTAGCCAAACCCATAGCTGCATCTTCCAGTCTTTCAAATAAAAAAGCAACTTCACTATCAAAAACTATATCGGAATCAGCAGTTAAGAAAAATTGAAATTCCAATGAAGATATTTTTTTATATAAACCATTTACTACATATGCTTTGCCATAATTTTTGTCATACCTAACAACCTCAATCAATATTTCATTAGGAATCTCTTTTTTTATAACTTCACATATATTATTCCACATTTCATCGTTGTAAGCCCACCCGCCAAAAATACACTTGACATCGAAAGAATATTTCTGGATATATTTTCCAAAAGATTTTATGGAGTCAATATTTTTTTTAAACAATATATTATCAGCGGCAAATATAGGTTGTATATAAGGGATCATTATTTTTTATTGTATCCTTTTCTCTACGGGAATTGTTTTATATTTTTTATATAAAATAAAATCCTTTTCATAAACCGTTTGCAAATAATTACAAGCTTCGGGTGAATAGTCAACGTTGCCTTCGACCTTATCTGTGGTGTTGTGTTTCCCTAAAGTATACAAACTATTATTCGTGTCATATCCGATCTTTTTTAAAAACAATGTAAGTTCTACTTCTAAATTATCATATAAAAGAACCACGGACGGATGATGTACCCAGTAATATTGTGGTGTATAAGTCCATTTTTTTTTAAGCCTTTTTTTTCCAATTTTATGACTAGAAGGGCCCATGCGATTATTGATTTCTTCTAAAACCATGTTCCGATGATGATGGGGTTCATCACCAAGAATCTCTGCGAACTGGTTCGGATTAACTATTCCCTCACTAATTAATTTTATTATGTGTTTTTGGTGCGCCCAACGAGGATCTTGCATCGCAAAACGGACAGCCGAAGCAAACCGTTCAAAAGGATTTCTTATAATAATTATTCCATTCCGTATTTTCGATGCTTCGCAACCGTGACCTAAGTAGTTTATTTTCTCTTTGATATCTGTCTCTGTTATTAATTTGAACACAGAACTCCCCGCGTTTTTTGGTATATGGACAAAATTATACATATTATATATTTTCTCGTTTTCTGCCCGGTGAGGACCATTCTTTATCATATTCTACTTTGTTATATTTTTTCTTTTGTCGTATTTCTGAATCGCTTTGACGCTGTAAATGACCCTTTACCTTATCATCATTAATGGGGTTCTCTCTATTATATACATACAAAGTATCTGAAATAAAGTGTTGCCGATGAGCTGCCATTTCCAATAACGGAAACATTATCGCTAGGTCGCAAGCGGCTTTGTAATATTTTCCTTTTGAATTTTTAAACTCCTTATCTTGAATTTTTTTAAATAATCCAAACTTATATGTTCGTAAATGCGAATAACGCCAGGTGTCTTCTCTAAATGCATTATTATCAATAATTTTCTTGGGACATTTAGTACAATGTCCCAGTTGACCGTGAGGATGATAAACAAAATTCCCATATGTGACTAAGCACTTCGTATCTTCATACACTTTAGACACTTTGTCTAAGACTTGTTCATTGTAAAGCCAATCGTCACCATCGACATCAACTATAATATCTTCATCTGATGGTTGGGAAATCTTAATGCCATTTACTCTATTTTCCATCGCGAATTTTTGAACTTTATTTCTTATTAAAACAAACCTTTCATCTTGGCCGATGGCAAGTTTTGCTTGTTGGTTTGTTTTATCTTTTGAATTATCATCAATTATTATACATTGGAAATTCCGATAAGATTGGGCTTTTATGCTATCGATACATTTACCAACCCACTTTTCAGAATTATAAACAGGAACAATTATTTTAAAATGTAACAATTCTTTCATACAAACTCCTTATGTGGAAACGAATTTATCAAAGCTGAAAAATTAAAATTTGGCTTACCAACGGATTTAAGAATTTTTTTAGATAAATCAATATTTGGACCGCTTGTCCAATCAATCTTTGTGGGTTTTTCTCTGTCTGTGGACAAATAATAATCCTCAAATTTAAAATTGCCACCTCCCAATTTTCCACCAACAGTAATCCACCCCGTAGGGATTTGAAATGATTCTCCCAAAATGATACCATGAAGCGAACTCGAAAATAAAATCTCACACTTCGTAGATTCCAACAAAACCTTTTCGACTCCATCTAAAATATTTATAATATTTATTTTCTTTTCATTTTTAAAATAACTTTTAATTTTTTTATAATCAACAAAGTGAGGAATTATCCCAACATTATATTTTTTCGGTGTTTCAAGATAAGAACTGAAAATCTTCGGCAACAAAATCCCCGGATCTCCATATATTTGCGGACAATCAATATTTAGACCCAAAAGCACTTCTCTTGTTTTTGGACCCCTAACTGCAAAAACCTTTAAATGCTTTGGAGGGCGCAACTTAAATTCTTCTGCTTTTGGAAGACCAGAACCAATAAATCCAGTTCCCCAAACTATATCTCCGGTCTTTGCAAGCTGAAGGACAGATCCTATAGCAAGCATTTTATTCGTCGTATTTCTTTCACAATGTCTGACATCATATCCAAACATTTTTTTAATTATAATTGGAGAAAGAATATCCCCAAAATTGGTACGAACACTCCCTTTCCACCAGTACAGATTTTTAATCTTGGTTATTGTCACCTTTAATCAAACTCCTATGCGATGATTTTTTAGAATTAGCCATACTATGGTATAAATTCAGTATCTCCAAATCAAAATGCTTGTCTTTGTTTAAATTCTTAACATATTTTTGCTTGTTCTTAAAATATGTGGGCATATCAAAAGAGGATTTAAAATCTTCTAGTTTTCCGTAAAAATCTAACGTAACCAAAGTTCTCAAACATTTCTCGCAAAAAGAACAGTTTCTTGTGGTAGTTGCACGTTTGCCGGTGTAGGTGCAAACATCGATATATTTGTGGGAAAGAGAATTTTTACTTATCAAAAGTGTTTTTTCTGGTCTACTAAGGGATGAACATGCCAAAATACTTTTTACATTCTCAGTAGACATTAATGGAACAAGATAGGGATCGGCCAAAGCCAAATCATAAACACTATGGTCTAGCCACGATTGCTCATAAGTAAAACCACTAGAACAATAAAATTTAGAAAATAGACGTGGGAATAACAATGGGACAGCTAAATTTCTATAACTATATGTTGCAGTAAATTTCGAATTGAAGCGCCTCCTGTGAAAATCTGTCAAATTAGACAAAACAGGTAAAAATTTTAAATCTGTATGGCTGAGATATTCTTTTATTATCTCTAGTTTTTTATAAAATCGAGTTTGACCTACTTCTCCTGCACCAGTGGCACCAACACAAAAATTAGTAGCATGGGTAATTTTATAAGAATTTGAGCACTCATCACTAAAATAGCGTTGTTCAAAAGTCGCTAAACTATCCACCCCACAACTCAAAGCACATCCCACCGCTTCTTCTGATGGTAATCGCTGCGAAGAAAGCTCATTAGGAATAACTTTAGCAATTTTAGTTTTTGGTACAAATATTGGTGTCATAGGAATAATTTGATATTGAAGATTATTCCAAAGCTCCTCAGACATTGTTCCCTTCACTATCATATCTTCTCCTAGGCGCAGAGCGACGGGAAGCAAAGATAGGACAAAGCAATCAAAACTATAGGTAACATATTCAGCAAACTCGCTAGGAAAAGAATAATAAAGCTCCTGTCCGTCTACATCACAGCTAATTTTTGCAGTACCATCTCTGGTTTTAAATCTGAGGTTATCAAGAATCATCCGAACCTCGGTTGAGGAAATCAATCATTTCAAGATTCATCGGTGTTTTTTCGCCTGGTCCGTGTAATTCTTTCAAATATTGTTTTTTATGTCTTTTGTAAACACCCAGATCAAACACTGTACTATAATTATCGATCCACCCGTAATAATTCAAAACCACAAGAACAAACATGCACTTTTTACAAAAGGAACAATTTATCCTTTTGGTGTTCGATAGACGCTCGCCCTTCGAACCATAATAGTTTCCAGTTCTTAATTCTTTTTGAACTAATTTGCTCTTTGGTCGCCCTAACCAACGTGACTGTTGAACGCAAAGGCCTAGGAACCGATGGGTGAGTGGATTCCGGTGAATTCGCGCTATCTTCTCAATGCGATTGTATTGAGAACCATGAAGTATGGATTCCAGATTTTCAGTAGACATTAGGGGAACTAAGAGAGCATCTAAGATACCTATTTGAAAACAATCACGATGCCACCATTGTTGTCTATAAGAATATGTACTCGCCTGATAATATTTGGAGAATAATTTTGGGAACAACATAGGGATAGAGAAATTAAGAAAAGTCCATATCTGACCGATGTTTTGTACCAACTCTGTTACATTAGAAAAGACAGGAAGGAAGGGTAGTCCAGCGATATTAGTGTATTCTTTGATGCTCTTGCTGTGTAGCTTCAAGGTTTTCTCGCCCCTGAGTCCATACCCCGTATGTCCTAATTGAGAGATTGTGGCATGAGTGATCTTATGGGATTCAAGGCAAGATTTATCAAAATAATAATCTTCAAAACAGCAAAGTGAATCGACGCCCAGGGTCAACGCTGATCCAACCGCGTCTTGAGATTCCAATTTCTTAGAAGATAGTTTATCAGGAAGTATTTTAACAATCTTGCAATATGGGTGGGTCATAATCAAATAGATATTCATTATGCTTTGAGAATTGTGATACAATTTATTCGATAGTGACCCCTTGATCACAATGTCGCCACCCAACCTCATAGCAACTGGTAGCATGGCGAGAAAAAATGGGTCAAAACTATCTGTGACATATTTAGCAAACTCACTAGGAAAAGAATAATAAAGCTCTTTTCCATCTACATCACAACTAATTTTAGTTTGATTGCCATCTTTAACAACTTTCAAATTATCTAAAATCATATTTCTTTTATATACTTGTATCTTTAGGTATAAATGAGCCGATATCTTTACGATATATCTTTTTCACTTTTCCCCTTCTGTCCGTAGCTATATCATAAATAGTTCTGCGCTCGTTGCCGATATGCACGATGCCTAGGCGATCACTCAGTACAACCTCCATAACTTTCGGCGCAATTATATCCACATAATCCTTTGAACTCCACTGATCTACAAACGCAGCCTCATAAGGAAAATCATAACCAAAAAAACTTGTCCTAATGACTAAACTATTTTCATAAGTTCTTACTATTAATTCTGCGGCCGCTTTTGTTTTAGCATATTTAGATAACGGATTAATGGGATCATCAATCGTATAGTTTCCTTTCTCACCATCGAACACATAATCAGTCGATATAAAGACTAACTTTTTTCCTAAATCCTTACAACTTTTCAATATGTTTATGGTTCCTAGTACGTTCACACCCCAAGCCAAAGAAGGATCATTTTCTGTGGCTTTTACATTGGTTATTGCCGCAGAATGAACTACCGTATCGCATCCTGATTCTTTTATATGATTATTGATCTGATAGGGATTACAAATATCGCAATACTTTGATGGTGGCGCTACAAACTCTACATCGTGAGCTTTCGATATTTTTATAAGTTCATTACCTAATGTTCCCGAACCACCAGTAAGAAATATTTTTCTTAAGACCATTTGTATATTCCCGTAGGGTAGTTTGGTTTCCACCCCAAATCTCTTAACTTCTTAGAACTAATAGAATAGCGCAAGTCTTGACCCCACCGATTAGCCACAAACTTAATTGACCTCTTATCTTTATTTTCCCACTCCAAAATCTTTCCAATCACCTGTAGATTGGTCAAATGATTTTCCGAAGCGATATTATATACCTCATTTTTTATATCGTTATCTAAAATGGCAAAAATACCATCCACATTATCTTTAACATATGTCCAGTCGCGAACATAAGAACCATCACCGTGAACAGGAATTGATTTTCCGTCCTTGAGAGATGATAAACACTTGGGAATCAATTTTTCCTCATATTGGCGCGGTCCATAGTTGTTGGCACTTCTAGAAATAATATAATCAATTCCATAAGTCCGGTGATAAGAAAGAACCAACATTTCGGCGGCCGCTTTGGTTGCTGAGTATGGATTTGATGGTGTTAGTTTGTCGTCCTCCGAAAAAGAGCCTTCCATCCGGTCGCCATACACTTCATCGGTACTAATTTGAAAAAACAAAGGTCGATCATATTCAGCTTTGCCTCGAATCAGCTCTAATAAATTATAGACACCCATTACATTACTTTTAATAAATGGTGCGGTATCTCTTATTGAATTATCGACGTGACTTTCAGCCGCAAAATTAATTACCACATCACAATTTGGAAGATGCTTTAGTTCTGATATGTCTTGCTGAATAAGAGTATAGTTTTCGTTGTTGTCCCACGGCAATTTTTTATGTGAGGCATAATTCATATTATCAATATCAATAATTGTGATGTTTCTTTTAAGTGCTTCTTCTACAAAATGAGAACCAATAAATCCTCGACCCCCAGTAACAATAAATTTCATTCCTTCTCCTCATAAAAGAATTTAGGATTCTGCGAATATTCTTTAAAGCTTTGTGCGTCCCAGTCCTTTTGGCTCATTACAATATATGTATCGCTTGCAGAAGGAACGATGCCTATTTGATCGTCGAAAAAATTAATTCCTGCTTCACATTCTTTATTATAATATGCACTACACTTATACATTACATGCGAGTTTTCAAGTGCCTCAAAGCCATGAGCGTAGCCGGGTGGAACCCACAACACATTTCCATTTTCTTCAGATAATTCAAATTTCCAATATTTTCCATAATCAGGAGAGCCATGTCTGATGTCTACAATGTAATCTATAATTTTCCCAGTAACAGCGCGAATGAGTTTACCCATTGGATTTTCCCACTGATAATGGAGCCCACGGGCCACACCTGCGTATGAAAAAGAGATATTGTCTTGATAAAAATTTTCTCCAAGTTCATCATTTATGGAGCGTGAAAACGATTCATAAAAATAGCCACGGTGATCGGGGTAAGTATTGCCGGTAAATAATTTATAATTTTGCATAGAACCCCCACCATCTCGAAATGCGCTTAATTTGAACATTGGTTGTATAAGTTTCAAAGAGTGCCCTGACTCTCTCGATACTTGGATATGTTTGTAAATGCGGTCCAGAAATCGGATCATTATAGGGAACCGAACCCAAAACCGCACCACAATTCTTTTGATGTAACTGTGCAATTATTTGTTTAGGATTTTCTAAATGCTCCAACACCTCAATGCACATGGCCAAATCGTAATCTATTTCAATGCTTGTCAAAAAAGAATGAACATCAGCACAGAAATAATTTATCTTATTTTCATATTTTAAATTTTTATTTCTTCCAATCTTAATTCGTTCCTGTGAATAATCCACAGCATCAACCACACACTCATAATTGTCACACAAATAACGAGAAGCGCGGCCGTCGCCGCAGCCAACATCAAGGACTCGTGAACCTAAAGATAAGTCAAAATCAAAAGCGTTAAAGACGCTGTGTGGTGGTGCGCTGTGATATGTTGGACGAGCATCATAATACTCGATAAGTTCTTGTTCTCTTTTATAACTCAATTTTATATCCATATTTATTTGCACTCTCCACAATACGAGAACACAAAACATAATCCTCTCTTTGTAAATCTTTCCATGTCACTTTAGAATGTGGACGACTATTCACCGTTGTAGAATAAGACTTCAATACTTTTATAGAATCAGGATTTAATAATTCAGACCTGTCGATTATATTAAAAAACTTTTCAAAAATGATCGAAAAATCTTCCACCCTATAACTCCAATGTGCATTTTTTTCTGCCATCACATTCCAATGATACCAATATTTCATACTTTTGTGTAGTATAGTGTCTGTCTTTTTAAGTGGAACCCATTGAGATAGCCACGCCCAACTTGGAGGGGTAAAAGTGGTGATAGAGGAGATAGCATCTAAAGGATTTCTTATTTGATGAAATATGTGCTTATAATCATAGTCTCCAAACAGTATCCCTGGTGCGCCCCAAGGGGCCTTAGTCATATGATGCCCAGGCGTAAAATACCAATGTGATATCCCATGAACTCCATATTTCTCGTGACCAATATCTACGCCAAGCTCCCGTAACAAAGACGATATATATTTAGTGCCTGAACGACCGCAACCAATAATCAATAAATCTTTTGTTTGCTTATTATCCAAAATATTCCTCACCACAAAAATCTATATCAACTTTATTATCCACATGGTAATAATCTAAAGGTGTAACATCACTTTCTAGAATCCCCTTCCCATAGCTGTCAAGCCAAGTTTTATCTGAATAGTTTTTATCTTTGAGTGAAAGCTCAAAAAATTTATTCATAGTGGTCCGCAACTTTTTGCGTTCCTCTGGTTTATCATTGATGGCTAAAACACTATTTTTTAGATATTTCAATTCCACCCATTTGCTGCGATTTGGTTCTGTTGGCAAAAATTCAAAATACTTTCCATTTGCTCCGGTTTGTCTACACGTAGTAAAATCTTTCAAGATAATGCGAGGTATTGCTACATGAGCAAAAGAATCTCCATGACCTTTTACTTTGTTATTTTTTATTTCAATGAATTCGTCTACACTATACATCCTGTGACCGACAGCAAACCTATTTTCTTGTTCAAGTTTCTTAAAGGCCTGATACATCATAATTTCGAAATTTGGACCAAATATCCAATCGGCATCTACCGAATAAACTACAGAATTTGAACAACCATTGACAGCCACATTTCTCAAGTCAGCCATTGTAAAATTTTTACTAAAGTCTCGTGCCTCATGTGTCATAATCAATTTCTTATGAACGCTAGCGAGTTGGGTTTTCATTTTTTCTAAAATTTCCGAAGTGTTGTCATTACTTCGATGATCAACAACATGTATTTCATCTAATCCATCAAGGCCTAGGCACGATCTTAAGAATCTTTCTAACCTATATCCCTCATTATATGAGGGACAAGCAAAACTATATTTATTTTCTACAAAATAGTCAGAAACAATATCACCAATAGTTTGACTCACAACTTTCCAAAAATTAGATTTTTGTTTCTTCAGGTAAGACAATATAGTTTCTCTATCAGTAAACCATGTTTCGTTCTGGTGTTGGACGTTATCGTTAATATATAATTGGCACCCTAGTAACTTAGCCTCAATCACAATCCTGGGACAAGTGTCTCCGCCATTAGGCATCATCACAAGCCCACTAAGGGTGGACATTTTTTTTAATAGATCAACATAAGCAAGACTTTGAATCAGTTCATATTCTAAATTATTTTTTTCCGCAAAATCTATAGAATTTTGAACCCCCTTTACCCATTGAGGAGAGGCTACAATCCCAACCTTTTCCGACTTTTGGGAAGATTCAAAATTATCAAAAAGTTCTAAGGTTTTGTCATCGAAAACTGAACTCAATATAAAACTAAACTTCTTTTCTAGAAAAGGGAATTTATCAATCCAAATTTGTTTTTGAGCTTCGCTCATCCACCACATAGACTTCGCACTATGATAAAACAAAGAATATAGTTTTCCACGCCTAGAATTTTCGCAATCACACTCTTTTTGTTCGTGATGGAGGTGTCGTTCGGGAAGTCTATAAGAGCAAAATTTATAATCACATTCTATCGCAGAATAGTTTAAATTTTTGGCAATATAAAATAATAGCGACTCCTGTAAAAGTGCCGTGTTACCAAAAATCCAAAATTTCTCTTTATTGTCGTCAATAAAATTTTTAGTCAATTGTTGCGAATGAACTCTTTCAAACGGAAAAGGGCATTTTTCAATTAAAGCTTCAAGAGTTAGTTCTGCACCCCCAACATAATCTGACGCAAATAAATCCGCTACAAAAACTATCATCCCACAGCTTTTTCAACTCTTTCAGATTGAATATCACTAATCCAATTATCTATATCTTCATCCTCGACTGAGGGAACCATATTCTTAATTACATATTGTTCAAGACTCTGGCTAAACTTTTCATATTGAATTTCATCCGAAAACGCAGAGCATGTATGTTTTTGCAATTTCTTCGCCATAGACTTAGGGCTACCATAAGATTTAACCACGCTACGCAAAGATTTTTTATAGGCCCACTCTTTCACAAAACACCATTGAGAATCAGCTTGAATAACTCCTTCCCAGTGAGCTTCCTTTTGAACCTGTTTTAAATCATAAGCCACCGTTGTAAACAGGGGAGTCTTTTTTATTTTACCTTTTTTATCTTTTATTGGCATATAAAGAAAATCACATGGACCGCCCCACGCTGGAGAAACTACAGGAAGCGCATTATAAGCCGCTTCGAACATCGGCAATCCAAAGCCCTCGCCATGGCCAACGTTGACCAATGCTTTAATTTTAGAGTGTTGATATAATCCTGTCATTTCCGATTCGTTTAGATCTCCATGAAGCAGGTAAACATTACACTTTCGACCGTCGTAGTCATTGAGTAAATCCTTTAAACGCATATGAGAAATCTCTCGATCTCGTAACGAATTTTTAGCTAAAGAAGTTTTTACTACCAAACCGATTTCTTGATCATAGAATTCTTCTACAAACCACTTGATCGTGTTTTCTAAATTTTTTCTTGGAATCCAAGTGCCAACCGTAAGAAAATTAAAATCATCTTTAAGTCCGAGGGCGATTTCGGTGGGCTCTATATCTTTTACTGGATACCCAACCACATCAATAGGACACGCAACTTTAGCTACAAAATCTTGTCCCGTTTCTGGATGTTTGGCGGTATATTCAGTATTCTCAAAACCAAACTTGGCGTGTTCAGATACAACAATAATCTTATCCATGAAAGATGATTTTTCAACCCATATAGGAGCAATCTTAGTTGTTTCGATACCCGCAGTTACACCAATATTTACAGGAGCTATCTTTTCCCATTCGTTTGGGATAGTAACTTGCAAGGATAAATCAAATTGTCCGCCAGCTTGACCGTATTGAATTGTTTTCTGAAGAAGAAAATCAATCCATTCCCTTTCTTCGTTCTGTTCCCAAATCCATCCGGTTTGACCCCAATTTGTTGTAACCAAATAAATATCAAATAAGTCTGGACGAGACTTTAATGCACGTAAAACAAAACGAGTGTGTTCACCATATCCGCTTTGACTTAAAGCTGGGCCTCTTATTAATACTTTTTTCATATTGCTCTCAATTCCCATCCTTTATAATTTTTGCGCGTGTTCCATGAACCGTGTTTTTCATAAGTGTCAGTAATAATCTTTTCCCACGTCTTCGCGAAGCTTTCGAAATTATAATTCTTTTCTACATGCTCGCGACCAGTGTTGCCCAGTTCCTTACGTTTCTCTTTTCCAAATTCATACATCATCATCAGACCATCAACGACTTGCTTTTCTTGAAGTCTGTCTTCATAAATAAATGGTACTTGCTGAGATCCAATAATCGCTTTCGAAGATGGTTCTAGGCCGATGCCATGTTCATATTCAGTTACACTTTTATTTTTCTTATTTCTAGCAAGCATTTTATCCTGAGTTATGTTCTCTATAAATGTAACTTGTTCTTGTAGACCTCCCGTCATAGTTGTAATAATAGGAGTGCCACACGCTAGGGATTCAAACGTAGCCAATCCGAATCCTTCAGCATCGGCAATATTTATCGTACAATCAGCAGCATTATAAATAGCTACCAACGCATCGGGTGGAATTTTAGTTTCTGAAATCAAAACCTCCTTATTATTCAAACCAAGTTCACTAATGATAGCAAACAAATCTTGACCATTTGGATCATGGGCCGTTGTATGCATCAAAAGAGTGGCGTTTACTCCTTTGTGTTTTTTTTGTAATTTTTTTCTGAAGGTATCAAACCAGTAGATTAGCGAACCACTTTGTTTTCGTCTTGCGTTGCGATTATTCCAAAATATTAACATATGGCTATCATCTTCAATTCCAAAATGTTGTTTACGAAAATTTCTTATTTGCAAATCATCTTGGGGCTTAAAAAGATCACTGGGAGTTGCATGAGGAACATAATGTTCTTCAACGGTTGGTGCAACGGTTTTTACAATGTCTGAGGTAACTTTCGATATAGTAGCAATCACATCAGTGGACTCATACCATACTTTATTAAAATTAGGATACGGATAATTATCCCACACATGATAGTATACCATTGGAACCAATGAGCGTACTTCGTTTTCTATTTCCCAAAGCCAAGGAAAAAATCTAGGGTCAGTCATAAACCATAAAACATCCGGCTTGTGGGATCTCAGCACAGAACGAATTATTTCAGCATTTCCATAACCATCAATAGGATACATAACCCAGTCGTCTTTAAATTCTTCAGTTTTTTGGGGTTCATAGTTTTGGTGCTTCATGGCACCACACAAACTTACAAATTGAAACTTCCCTGTTTTGAGAAGCTCGATTATAAAATATTTTGTTTGGGTTCCAACCCCAGAGGGGGAAAGGGGGTGATCAGAAATAGTTAAAATTTTGATTTTCTTCTGCGGCGTACTTTCTTCCATTAATCTCCTTATGGACACCATTCCGTTTTATAAAATTCGCACTTATTACAACTTAAGCGATTCTTGGGATGGTTCTTATTATGGATATTATACACAGCTTTGTTTAAAACTTTAAGAGAATTATTAGTTTTTTTTGGTCCGCTTGAAACACGAAAGATTTCCACACGGTTTTTCTTAGCCGTTCTTTTGAGAAGACCAAAATATGTTTCTGCCATTTGGGGGTCTATATTGTGCTTGGAACAAAAAAAGTTTTTATAATATGTAAGCTGATAAGTCACCATCTTATCAGTCTTTCTTCTTATGTCCCAACCCCATGAACATGATTTCCAATCAATGATATGATATTTACCATCGGGAGTTTGAATAACTAAATCCAAAAAACCTTTAAAATCATAATCCATTTCAATGTCTTCTACTTTTTCAAATATTTCTTCTTCTGCTGAGATTACTTTATACCCAGGGAATTTAACTTCAAGAGATTCTAGAATTAATGCGGCCAACTCAATTCCCTGTGGCTTCATATCTTCCATCATCTTTCTTTCTTTATCAGTCTCTATCGTTATTTTGCTAATTTCTTCAACAAAGGCTTCTGAAAAGACTTTCTTATGATCAATATCTTCTTTGAGTAATAGTTTTTCGCAAGCTGTATGCAAGGCTGATCCAAATGCAGTATAAACATTTCCCTTAAACAACTTCACCCTATCAAGATAAGTTAATTTATGATAATACGGGCAAAAATCCCAATTTTTTAAAGCACTAAAAGAAATATGTGGCATCTGGTGGTTCCTCTAGTGAAGATCATAGCACATATTCTTCCAAAGTCAAGAACTTTTATGTTAATTCGTTATAAAGATTATTAATTTTCTTGTAAAGCACTGGATTCGTATTCTTTAATAATCCTTGATCACCAAGTAAGTATTCTTCTACGCCATTTGCAAAATACTCACGAATTGAAGTTATAGAATAAGGAGATATGAAAAGATTTGGAATTATTAACGATAATTTATCATAACCGATCTCATTGTAAAGTAAATTATCTAATTCATCAACCAGTCGCGGCTCAAAAAGAATATCTTTTGCAAAATGATAACCAGCATGACTCAATAAAGAAAATAATTTTTGTTTCTTGCCATTAAATTCATTTTCTATTTTTCCATCAGCATAAATTTCATAACCGGCCGAGTCTTCAAGGGCATGAGCAAGTTCGTGGCAAATATCCCGAGTAATTAATTCTTCAGAAGCAAAATTCATATCTTTAAAAGATGATAAATAAATTACACCATCTTTGAACATAGCTTGAATGTTACGTTCTTTTAGTTCTTCAAAATCTCCCACATATATTCCTTCTATCAAATTTAATATTTGAAAAGGAATGTTTTTTTCTAGTTCCTTAATGATTTTATTTAAATCAATAGAAGGTGGAAGTTTATCTAATATATAAACAGGCACATTACCAGACAGCATGTAAAATTCTTGTCTGTTCTTTAATATGTTAGAAGAACTGTTTTGTATGTAATCTTTCATCTAATTAAATAATGTATTTAAATCATATCATTAAATTCAACACCTGTCAAATTAAAAGTTATAGAGTCTTTGCACATAATGTGGCCACCTTGCTTCTTTCCCCTTTGATAAAAGTTATATGTCCTGTTATGTCATGGGGCTTTAGTTTTTCAATCACATAAGTTAAGCCATTTGAAGTTTCATCAATGTTGACATTATCTATCTGTTCGATGTCACCTGTCAAGATAATTTTAGTGCCTTCTCCAACTCTAGTAAGAATGGTTTTAATTTCATGGCGCGATAAATTCTGACATTCATCAATTACAATAAAAGCTTTTTGTATTGAGCGGCCGCGAATATATGTTAGAGCTTCTAACTCAATAATTTTTTTATTCATGTATTCACTAAGCATTAAGCTGTCGTCACCAAATAGAAACCTTAAATTATCTTGAATGGGTGCTAGCCAAGGTGTCATTTTTTCTTCCATAGTTCCTGGTAAATATCCTAAATCTTTTCCCATAGGCATGACAGGTCGAGAAACAATTAGCCGATTATATAATGGACTTGGACCCATGACTTGCTGAAGTCCTGCCGCGATTGCACACAATGTCTTTCCGCTTCCTGCTTTTCCAATTAAAGAAACAACGGGCACTTCAGGATCTAAAAGCAAATCTAGAGCAAAATTTTGTTCTTTATTTTTTGGTGAAATTCCCCACATATCTTCTTCTTTTCTCTCAGGAATTTTCTTAAATTCTATATTCTTATTTATAAATCTTGCAATAGCTGTCTTTTTTTCGTTAGAAGACGATACTAGCATTATAAATTGATTTGGGTACAGAATCTTGTTATAATCAATATCATCTAAGAATATTTTTTCACCAGAATAAAATCTATCAATACACTGATCGTCAACCAGGATTTTTTTAAATCCGCTGTAAAGTTCGTGTTGTGCTTCTATAACTTGTTCAGTTTTATAACTATCCGCGGCCACTCCAATAGCATCACATTTGATTCTTAAGTTAATGTCATTTGAGACAACCACAACTTTTCGAGTAGGGTATGTTTTTTGTGCGGTTATCGCAGTTGCTATTATTTGATGATCGGCTATGATGGGGTCATAACCTTCTGGTAATTCATTTAAGTTTGGAGACATTGTAGAAATTAGTCCCGCGCCTTTTCTAATCCTTATTCCTTTTTGAAAACTTCCACTGGTGCGTAATTCATCCAGTATTCTAATGATGCCCCTGGCATTGGCCCCAACTCCGTTGGGTCGCTTTTTACACCTATCCAACTCCTCTAATACAATAAGAGGGATTATGATGTTGTTATTTCCGTAAGAATAGATTGCACGATAATCTGTTAAATATACACTTGTATCTAACACATAATACTTTTTTGTCATAAATTGTTTCCATATTTTTTAATTTGGCACTGTGCCACATACTAAATAGCGGGGTCGTTTGGGAATTTTCTTTATAGTTATTTTGTATAGGAAAATAAATTAAGATTGAAAAATGCGGTCGCAAAATTAGTTTTATTTATAATGATGTTTATCACATTTGTGGGCTGTTCATCATGTGTTCATGGATCTTACCTCTTTGGAACCGGCGACCTTTTACGAGACAAACGTAGATCATTTTTAAAAATAGATATCTATAAAAACATACAAATTACCAAAACATCGACGGTCCCAAACCAAGCCTATCTTGAAGAATATGAAATTGACTTGAGATCATCGGCTTCGGGATTTATTATAGGACATGACAGAGATATAACCCTGGTGGCAACGTCGGCCCATGTTTGCACTATGCGTTTTGGAAATCAAATAAAATATTTTATCCCTGATTATTCTCCGTTTGATCCTGAGTGGAAATTCAAAGAAAGAAGTTCATTTATTTTAAATGATTATAAAGGAAGGATTCATTCGGCGCTTCCAATAGAGTTCGATCTTGCAGCAGATATTTGTATTTTAGGCTCGTCCAAAATTTCACTACCTGCTTTCACTCTCTCCAAGAACCCCCCGCTTATTGGTGAAAAATATTATAATATTGCTGCACCAATGGGGCTATGGTCCACTAAAATGATTCCTATGTTTGAGGGTCGTTATCTTGGAACTTTGAAATTGCGGCCGAACCGTAAAAGAGCACATGTGTTTTCTATTCCAACTAAAGGTGGTTCTTCTGGTTCACCCATTATTAATAGTTATGGTGAAGTAGTAGGAGCAACACATTCAGCTTATAGAGGTTTCGAAAATCTCTGTATGGCTACCACACAGACGGATATATTCTTAACTTATCGTAAAGCCATGAGAAAACTTCTAAAAGATTACGAAAAATATAAACTTATTATAGATTTAATCAACATATAGAATAAAATGGAGGTGGCGGGAATCGAACCCGCGTCCACAATGCTTAAATAAATTTGCGATATACAAGGTTATATCTTAATCTTTCTTCTGAACAAATGCGTAAAGCTTTTCAGCTTCAGCAATTATTTCTTCAGTTGTATAAGAAGGAACAGCATTTCGCGCTCCATCGGGTTTGATCATTTCATTCTCAAAGTCGCGATTGCATTTATCACCTAGAATACCTTGCGCCATCCCAAGCAATCCTTCTCGAATTTCATAACCATTTTTATTTTTATTTTCTGACATAATAAATGTCCTCCTGTGTGTGTGTTAATTTAAACACGGTTTTGGGTAACAAGGAAACCGTAAACCCCGCTTTGATTGCTTACGCAGCCAAAGTTAATGCAACATTATCGTTAGCAGTTATTTATTTTAAGCCTTTTAGTGTTTGCTTATACACCCTTGCACAAATCTATCTCGACACCCTGTCGAATCCAGTTCACCCCCGTATGATAAGTATTATATCATATTAGTTTTTTGTTTTTGAAATTGATTTTTCTTATTGTTTTGTGACCAGCCTTGTGTTCAGAAATGCTAAAAAAAGAAGGAAAAATATTCTTCTTTAATATGGTGTTTATTTTTAAATTATTCTCATCTTGTTGTGCGCGCCAAAAAGAATAATTAACACTTAATTGATCTCTGCGCGAACCATCCCGGTAGTGTTCGCCCCATAAGAAAAAGGCCTTTTGGCAGAAGTTCCTTTTTTGATTACGAGTAACTACCCCGGTTTCCCACAGTCCATTATCCTTTGGATAATTCTCTGTTCGATATTTGTGTACTTGTTTATTGATTATTTTTGGAAAATCTAGCTTTGCTCTTTTGCACACTATAGCTTCATTATACACGCATTGGCGATTAGGATGCTTCGTCATCACTATATCATAATTTTCGATTTCAATTAAGTTTAGAAAATCGTTTAGATTATTGTTTATTTGGATTTGACCTCCTATGCTTATAATCGTATTATAAGACTCATCAATTATGGTGTAATATTCGATCATCAAAAGGGCAACATTTCTTTTTGGGTCTTTAAAAGAAAGACATTTTTGTGGAATTTTTTTTACATCCCACACATCGGACATAATTGAATCATTATCAGTGAAGCATATATAATCCCATCCAGGTGTTATAATTTTTGGTGGTTTAAGATTATCATAATCTCCTATGATAATAGTATAAATAACATTTTTATTTTTGGTTATATCCAAGATGATTTAAAATACTATCACTTCCCAGAATGAAGGCCCCAGGTATCACGGAAATCGTTCCGTAAAAAAGTATTTGCCTCCATAATTATTCGTTGACTTTCTTGTTCTGATAAGTCTGCGCGTTCAATCCCGCGCACGTTTACCTTTACGGGTTGTGCAGGGGCTCCAATCCACATAATTCCATCAGTAGATACCTTCCCCTTGAAAAAACTTTGAGCGCCGATCATACAACAAGAGCCAATCTCGGAGTGTTGGTGAGTGCTCACGTTTAAACCTAATGTGGTATTATTGCCAACTTTAGTATAGCCCCCCAAGTTGGCACTATTACATAAAACAACATCGTTTCCTAGATAACAATCATGTGCAACATGCGATGTAGCCATTAAATAACAATTTTTTCCAACATAAGTCGAGTTGGAATTAGATGGTGAGTGAATGGTTACGAATTCTCTTATTATTGTCCCGCTTCCAATGAAGATTTTTTTATCTTCTAGTGCAAAAACTTTGTCTTTGTATTGGGCTTCCATGCCTATAACTGCATAAGGAAAAATCCTAACATTATCGCCTATTATTACATTCGGACCAATTATAACCCCTTCCATTATTTCCACATTTTTACCAATAACAGCGGACCTATCAATAGTGTATTTGATCTTATTCATGCCCTAAATATATAGTTATGACTTGGATAATTAAAAGCGAATGGCGGGGTTCGAACCCGCAACATCCAGCTTGGAAGGCTAGCACTCTGCCAGTTGAGTTACATTCGCAAAATATATTGTTAAGATTGTTGTTTCTTCGCAACAACAAAGCTAGGCTCATTTCACTTACTTCAATAGAGCCATTGAAGTTGAGTTTATATTATAAGCATAATTTCTATCTTAACAAACTTATAGTATATTATATGATTTCAGCTTCGTTGTCAACCTCTTTCTCAAAATAATTATCAATCCTATATTTATTGATATTTTTTTTCATAGCCAATTCGTTAAGTCCAAGAAATCGAGCGGCCTCTCTTTTGGATCGCGTTGCTGAAAGAGCATACTTCAAAACTGCATCCTTTACGATACTTGGAATAGAATACCAAATAGGAACCCCGTATAATTTACCATTGAACGAAGATTTTGAAGCTAGTTCCAATTTCAAACCAATCACTTCTTCTAGTGAAAGGTTGTTGAAAAGAATTTCAAATTCTTCACTAGATTTGCCGTCTTTTCTTAATTTGTTGGAAATAGAATAATATCTATTTCTCCCCTCATTCCTTTTTTTATTTACCAAACTCATATCCAAATTGTTTAATATCCTCCGCATATTTTTTAGCGACCATTTCTTCTATCGAAACTGCACCGAAAGTGCTATCATCATAATATTCAGTATAGTGTTTGCGTTCCGATTTATTTTTATGGGGGAAGTTTGAGAAAGGAATACCAACTTGCTTGCAAACCGCTTTCCAATCTTGTTCAATATTTTCGAAACGACCTATGAAATTGATTTTATTTAAATCACCAACCCTTTTTTTTAAAAACCAAACTTGGGGATTCCAGTGAGCATCAGGAACTTTCATAGTGAAGTATATAAACTTTTTAAATGTAAAATCTTCTAAATCTAGATCACCCTTTTTGTTTATAAATTTGGAAAAGTCTTTCAAATTTATCTTTGCTGCGGGTCCGATTGTTTTGCCGATATTTAATTTCGACAAAAGGCTTTTTAAGTGTTCGTACCTAGAAACCAACCTATCCCAAGGATTTCGCACGAAAACAAAAACAAATTCTATTTCATCACAGTCGTATTGTTGCATACTGCGTGGCGAAAATCCGTTTCTTATCAAAAACAATACTGCTGACGTACAGCCCGTTTTTGGAATGGGAATGAATAAGATTTTTTTATCGGCACTTATTTGCCCCCACCCCATCATACTTTACCTTTTTCATGGTTTGCTACCCCTAATATACCATAACCGGCTATATCTTTAAAGGGATTTTCACCAAGCGCATCTTTGTCAGTAGCAATTCTAAATAATTTATCAATGATGCGGGTGATAGCAAGCATATCCCGATATTGTGAAGGTTCGATTCCATCGGGATAAAGAATTTTTAAGATTTTTTCTGATTTTAAGAATGAGCTGCCATAGGCCGCGTCTTTTATATCTACAAGTTTACCAATTTCAGTAGCAATTTTTTCATATTTCATAAAGTTGAGGATACTCTGTTTATAGACCGAGGTCAAGTTCTTCTTCGCCCTCTCCTTCAAGTTCTTCTTCGCCTTCGAGATCGTCTTCTCCACCAATTTCTTCATCTTCATCCTCAGTAGCCTTTTCTTCTTCATACTCATCTGTAGTTGGTTCTATTACTTCTCCTAATTCTTTTTCCCATTTATCAAAATAAAGCTTTAAATTAGTAATGAGATAATCATGGAAAGTTTTTTGATCTTCTGGGTCACTTAGAGTATTATAGGTTTCTAGAATTTGTTTTTCGATTGCGTCAAAAGATTGAGCGGCCAGTTTGGCACCTGTGTCTGATGCTTCTTTTTCTTCTACTGATTCTTCGTCTGGTTCCTCAATTGCTGCATCACCATCAATATCAATAAATTTTTCATCATCAGCGACATTCACTTCAATATCTTCTTCAATATCAATAAACTGTTCTTCATCGGACGCACCATCTTCGGCAGTTGCGTTGACATTAGCAGTTGATACAAGAGTGTCCACTGATGATACCAGTTGGGATCGAAATGAATCGCGTTGCTCTTGTCGTGTAGTTAGGGATTTATAATTTTGCTCAATGCCTGGTAAAATTTTCTTTAATAAATCTTCTAAAAAATTAATTGCTGTAGACGCATGTGGTGTCTTATCTGCTTCAGATTCTTTAATCAATTTCTGAATAACACCACGTAAGATATTTTCTTGCTGATGTGTTTTTCTTTCTTTGAGGGAGATAATTTTTCTTATTGCCTCCCGTAATTGTAACTCTTGTAAAAACGTTTCTCTACTCATAGTGTAATTCTCTTTAATTTTATTATTTTTAGTCATAATCTTCCAAGCCTTTTTTTTACTTTTATTTTGTTTCAAAGGAAGATATGGAAATAACTTTTCCGGGGTCTTGTTGGCAATCATTTTTCTCATTTGTGTTCCTGAGATTCCTTCGCCAAACATAGGCGTATTGATCATGTCGATTGTCAGTCCCAAATCTTTTTTATCTGAATAGGCTTGCGCCCTATCAAATCTTGTGTCGGTTATATCCTTTTCACCTTTTCCTAAAAATACTGTATCTCCTTTATTTAACGTTTCTAAAAAATCATAAGTTGCAGCTACCGGCGTTGGCGCTTCGGCAACTGAAACAAATATGCTGTCTTCTAAGTTGTTTTCCTTAATATATAGTTTCCATAATTCAAGGGATTGTTGAGCATCAACCGAAATTTCGTTTTTCTTATCATCTGATTTTTCCGACCGTGGGTTTTTAGAAATAATAACATAAACTTCATCAGCGCCCTTATCTAATAAATACTTAGCTCCTAGGAAATGGCCAGTATGCGGAGGTTTAAAACCACCTGGATGAATACCGATAATTTTTGAACCTTCTTCTTCTTTTATCATAACTTCTTTTTGAAGTGCGGGGATTTTTCCTCGTCCATATTTAAATATTCCAAGTATTTGATTGGCGGGTGCAAAGTTTCCTGTAAATTTATAAGTCACACCATCCCAGTCAAAAACAAATCCTTCAGTTGCGGTACTTATGTTTTCTGCTTTGCCAATCTTCTCTAAGTGCTTTCTAACTACATCCATTACATCATCACGATTAGAATTGTTTATGCCGTCAATGGCTTGACCAACTTCACCAGCAAGACGTTTAACCTCTGCATCATTATCTAAAATAAATGCACTCTCTAAGCCTCGTAACATTTCTACCGAAAAATCGTGAATAGTTTTTTCAAGTGGAGCGATAACTTCGCCCATAATATTTTTTCCGCCCTTGACAAAGGCATTGATATTAGCTTTTGTTTCTTTATCTAATCCTTTAGTTATGGAAGTTACTTTAATTCCCTTTTCCCCTGAGATTCTTCGTATAAGTAATTCTTTGAGTCTGTCGTCCAGCGTTGGAAATTGTTCTTCTATCTTAGGAGATAATCGCGATGTAATAAAATCACCAATAGTATTTTTATCAGACAATCCAGCACTTGACATTATTTTGTTTAACCGGCTATCTGCTTGTTTGAGAGCGGAATCATTTTCTAATTTTTGTAAATTCTTTATTGCGTTCATTTGAACTGTAAAGTCTTGGGCCGCTTCGGATTGCTGCACATTTTCCAATGCAGATTGTAGAATTTCAACATTCTCAGAGACATCAGTGTCTTTCACATTTCCTGTTTCGCGATCAAATTCCGAATGTCCCTTTTGATGAATCACCAAAGAACGTGTATCATAATTAATGACATTTGAACTTGATGGGTCCATGATTTCCGCGTTGTAAAAAATGTTAGCATCATCACCAAAAATCTCTTGTTGTTCTTCAGGAGACATTTGATTAATTACCTTTTCGAAGGCGTCAAACGAATCAACAAAAGCCTTTTCAAGCGAACCCCGATCAGCGAACTTTGATGCTAGCTGTTCAGCATCCATTCCACCTGTTTTTATATTACCTTTATTGCGGGCCGCTTTGGCTTTGCCGTCTTTTACGGAATAAGAAATAAAAAGATTTTGCCCATCGGTTTTTTCAGTTCCAATAAGTTCGCCACTAGAAGCAGTATTAAAGATTTCTTTAATTTCTCCAAATGTTAAATCAGGGTTATCGTATAGGTGATTGAGGTGCCCATACAGTCCACCCTCGACAAGTAGCCCCCGCATTTTATTTTTCCTTTCTGTCAGTTTGTTCTTTTAGGACTTGGTTTTCTTCTTGGAGAATTTTGTTTTCTCGTTGTTGGCGATTGGAGGCTTTTCGAATTTCATTTAATTGGTGCCTCATTAATTCAATACGTTTGCCTTCTTTGATCGAACGAGGACGCACCATATTAATATTTTCTTGCAGAGATTGAATCCAGACACTAATATCTGGAACCGTTCCCTCATTTAATAAGAATTGTTTCCACCGTTGATTCAAAGATTGTTTCATTACTTTTTCGCATAGCCCCATCGTTTCATTAAAGCTTCGTTAGTTTGATGACGCGCCTTTTCACGAATGTCGTGGGTAACGGGAAAGAATGTTGATTCGTTTTGAGTATCATCCCCTTCCTCTCCCGAAGCTGCCGCCCATTGTTCTTCTTCACCAGCAGGGCTTTCGGCTGCAAGTGCCGCAGCATCAGCGTCCGCAGCTTGTTGTTGATCAGCAGTTGCCTTGATCATTTCAGGACTAAAAAACGATGAATCGCCATCTTCTTTAATACTTACGAGCATTTCTTTTACAAGTCCTCGAATAACTTCTCGTAGTTCTGTTTCTTTGTCTTCCATTAGTTTTTCTCCCATAATTGAAGTATCAGTAAATAGTTTGTTGTTTGCATTACGTTTATAATTATCTTCCCAGTCACGGAAAAGTAAATTACCAGTTTCATATGCTTCTCGTTCCATTTCTCGTAAATGGCCATCTTCTTGTGCATATCCTTCAACCGTGGCAAGCCCACCTTTGAAGTCGCCTCTACAATTTTGTGCATGATGGACCAATTCGTGAGATAGTGATCGCATGATGTCTTTGACATGCCTTCCTTGAGTATAAAGACCTATTTTATGTGAAGCAGGATCATAATAAGCTGTCTTGCCCAAGGGATTAGCGGAATTATCTTCATTTCTCAGTATAACGATTTTGACATCGGGCCTAAATCCCAACTTTTCTTTACAAGCCTCATAAAGATCTTGTATAAGAGGTTGAACTTTTGAAATTCTATTAAATTCGCGACTCATCAACTATAAATAGTTTAATGAAGTAGGAAAATCACATAAGTCCACCATATCATCAATAAAGTATAAACAAATGTAACAAATAAAAGAATATAGGGAACAATTTTGGTTTTTCGCTGCCAATAGAGCAAGATGGATAAGAAGCTAACAACAAAAATCTTATATAAGATGAATAGCTGCGGTGCAGATTGCAAGAGCGTATCCATAATGGGATTAGATTCGCATAAGGGGCCAAATTTTATGTATTTTACGGAAAAGATTGTATCAAGGGCGTTAAAAACAATCAAGAGGATAAGAGAAATAACAAGGGTCGATTTTTGTGGAGATTTCACAAGAATTTGATGATGATCTTATGATCTCCCTCAAGTTCGTTTTCTGGGTTTTCTTCTGGGGTTTGTTCTGGGTAGTAGGGTGCTGGAATTTGTAGCTGTTCCCTTTGATCTTCTTGAGCCGCCTTTTTCTTGCGTTCTTCTTCGATCAATACTTCGATGGGAACATCCTCCCAAGGCTTTTTTGAGTTTCCCACATTAATAACTATGCTGGCAAACATATAACCTCCTTTTATTTTAAGATTCTTTGGTTAAAGACGATAACATAAAGTTTTCTATTGCTCCGTCACTTTTTTTTACTTTGGCAAACATGAACTTACGACCTTCCATCATTTCTTCAAAATATATTTGTATGATGAAGCCATACTCCTTATCGCCGCCTAGACTCGACCATGAAACTAAATCATTAGACTCAAACTGAGATAAAAACCTAGAATCAAAGGCATCATTTATTTCTACTTTGCTGCCCATTTGATATAACTATAAACACACTCTGCTGTTAGTGCGTTATATTTTTCCTCGTTGATATAAAGACCTAATCGATCTCCAAGATTCTTACCTCGTCGCCAAGCCTCAATTTCTTCGGCGATACAGTCTACTTTATATTTGGGACTTCGTTCTAGTTGCTTGTGAACGGTCGCATATTGATTCATCTTGGCCGTAGCTGGATATGATGTTTCATACTTGGTCCAATTGGCTTGAATTAAGAGATGCCCGCACTCATGTAGAAAAGAATAAAGTTGTTTTTCGATCCCTTGCCGACTATTGATGCTAATGTGCTTTTCTGCGGGGTTCATTTCATCTTTATTTAAATAATTGATGTCCATCGACCACCCTTTGTTCTCAAGCCAGGTGGTAAGTATACACAATCCGCCTTCGAATAATTGATGTTCTATTTCTTTATTTACTATGGTCATTCACCCTCCTAAATAGGTACAACCATTATGGCAGATAAGAAGATACCTGTCAAGAGAATAAAATATTAAGAAATGTTAGATTAGTTTAATAATATTATAGGATTTTTTCTACTATGGATAAGATTTATAACAATTGCAAACATCGAAGCTAAACATTAAACCGGGTGTACCGGGGTTGCCAGTATCCGGCGCTAGCCAGCTCAGAGTAATGTCGCTCCCATTAGGCGTAATGTTGATCGCCCCACTATCATCGCTCATAATGGTTCCTAGTAGGTAGTCCGATTCAAGAGAGATATAAAAAACGAGTGTTCTAAGATAAGTTCCACCAGCAGCCGGATCGATGGCGGGAACATTGACACCTGGAAAAACTGAAGCTACGTCCGATTCGAGCCACGCTGTACCCCAGGAGTACGCATCACCGTAGGCATAAGAATACGCGATGACCGATGTGTTATAAGAAAAGGTGGATGCGATGTCAGGTGAACCTCCACTTTGCTCAAAGCCTTCATAATAGTCATCACTGTTACCACCAGCGAGGCCGATGTTTGTTTTTACTTCTGCCCAAGTTTCTTCGGTACTGCTTGGTTGATATATATCAGTTACCCATGCACATTTTATGTTACCGAGGGTGAAGGCATTCGTAATATCAATGGTCCCATTTAATATGTTATGCACAGCTTTTGGATAAAGCCCATTACAGCTCCAAGTCCAGTTTATAGACATTTTTGCTCTCCTTTATAATAGTTCATAGTCTTATGTTATCTAAATAGTCGGACACACAACTTAAGGTATTCGGTTATTTTAACCCGTTATTACTGGACCTTGTTTTGGTATGTTAATTCCTTGTCCATAGCCAGCAACAATCAATATGGCCCCGCCCGTTATTGCTGGTCCTTGTTTTGGTATGTTAATTCCTTGTCCATAGCCAGCAGTCACTAATATTGATCCACCACCTACTTCGGGCCCTTGTTTTGGTATGTTAATTCCTTGTCCATAGCCAGGGGTAATATTGATCGGCAAACCAGGGGGTCCAGGCGCAGGTCCAGCACAATCTGACTGTTTTGGGTATGACGGAACTTGACCGCTTCCAAAAACAATATATGGAATACAACCCCCACGCAATCCAATTCTTCCGTTTGCTGCCAAAGAAAAGGGTGCTCTGGTTGCGCCATTTTTGAATGTTCGTTGTTCTATGGAACTTGAAAGTGAGGTTATTGTATAGTCGGATGAATAGGACATATACAATAAGTAGTGAGAAGATTATTCCTTTACGTTTCTAAAAGCACAGTGAATTCCGCGAAATGCTTTGCGATCAATTTTCAATTGGACTCCTCGCGTATCTAAAAAGCTATAATCAATAATGGCGTTACCACAACGATCAATAATCTTAGCTGCGTCGGCTTTTGTACTATAAACAAAAACAAATCCTTCTTTCTTGTCTGCATTTGCATCAATGATGTGAGATTCACCCTCTGGGCCACCACCCTTTCCCTTAAAGTGCTTTGCTATCTCTTTTAGAGTTGGTCTTTCGCTCGAAAGGGTGCCCCATACTTCTTTTTTTTCTTTTGACATGTTTATTCTCCTAAAATTTCTTAATTAGTGCTTCAAGTGCGTAAGCTGTAGCTACCGCATCACCTAAAGCTGTATGACGGTCTTTTTCTTCGATCTCAACACCCGCAGCTTTGAATAAAACATCACCGGAGGCTCTATGACCTTCCACTTTACCGGAAAGCATCAAAAATTCCAAAATAGAGCAAGTATCCATCGCTCTATCGCGAAAATCGTTGCTATATTCTTTTTCTAGGCCCGCATGACGATAAAGTCGCTTTGTAAACGCAATATCAAACGCAACATTGTGACCAACAAGCTGAATTGCTTTTCTATCGCTTCCAAGTCTCTCATTTAGAGCATTTTGAATCTTTTTTACAACGATATAGGGCTCATCAGCCAAATGCACTTCATTCATATTAATTTTATTAACTTTTAGTGCTGCTTCTTCAACATTAATGAAGTGTTCTTTGACATACAGGTCAAAAACAGGTTCAACCGTCTTTCCTGGTTCCCATAAGACACCCGCGATGCTTAAAATACTGTTTTTTTCTGGATCTAGACCACCTGTTTCGGTATCTATCACCAAATATTTTTTATTTTTCATACCTCTATGGTATCACACTAAAACGACTTGATCAATACTTTTTTCCTCTATCTTTTTATTAACAATTAGGGTTTCTATGCTTGAGCACCTAGCCTTACAGATCTCAAAGCTATCAGCCTCCAATTCGACCCCCACAAAGCCGAAATCGTCTTCTAATGCTGCTTGTCCGGTTGTACCACTCCCCATAAAAGGGTCCAGCACAACGCCACCAGGAGGCGTGACAAGATTTATTAAGTATTTCATTAATTTAAGAGATTTCACAGTAGGGTGTTTATTCTCAATTGTTTTGTTTAATGTTTTCTCTTTTTTTGAAGCTTTAGCACAATAAAAGAACCTTGAAGCACCACCTTCATCGCCAAATCTTACTCCATTCCCCTCATGGTTGCCAACACCCATTAAGCCGCCTTCGCCAGATTGTTTTGACTCACCACTTTTCCTTTTTTTGCCCGCAGAGTGCATCCCACCGGCTAAACTTTGTTCGTCTATTTCTTTTATGGCACAATCTTCTTCACAATCCCATTCAACCTGTTTAAAGTACCGTGAAGCTCCACCACTATCGGCATAGTGAGTTTGTTCAGTTGCTTCACCCTTATACGAACCAAAAGTATCATCGCCGGTCTTGCCTTTAATCTTACCTTTCATTTCCCCGCTTGTTAACACACCTGTTTGGTTATCTAAGGTTTTAATAGCGCAATCGTCATCGCAATCCCATACCGCTATTGTTTCTGGTCCTTGATCTTCAACTTCATAAGGATGGCCCGCGCCATCACCAAAAGGCTTTGCTCCATCGGTAAATCTATTAATTGTATAACCTTTTCCTTCTTTGGTTCCAACTTGTTTACAGCCTGGTTTATGAGATAGAATAAGATTAGCAGGAAAACGACCTTGGTTCTCGCCAGCTTTTATTCTACTTTCATCAATATTGATTCCGCCTGTCCCGTGCTCTAAAATATTATTAACGATAGTTTTTTCTGATAAAGGTTTTCTTGCTAAAATCCAATGTTCGCTGGCTGGCTTTAAAGCTGTTCCCCATCCTTCAAACTCTTTTATTTTTTTGCCGATATTATGAGACTTGGGAAACCCACTTCCAAAGATATGTGTAACAACATCCCTGATTTCAAAGTCTGCATTTTCAATAGCAGTAGCAGTCCAATGACTTGTTCTGGGGATAGCCCAAACTAAAATATGTGCTCCCGGCTTGAGAGTACGGAAGGCTTCGGTCATAATAGATTCTAACCAAGCAATCCATAACTTGCGCCCACCCTTATCTTTGTCCCATTTTTTACCCATAAACGCAATACCTGCGGGCGGGTCAGTTACCATCGAGTCGAAAGAGTTGTCCGGTAATTTCTTTAGAATGTCCAAAGAATCTCCATTTATAAGTGCGTTTTTCATAAGAGTATATTAACACACTTTAACTCAAAAAGTAAGCAAAAAAAAGGGGGCTATTGCCCCCAAAAAAATTTATTTTTTTTACCTAATTTTTATTATAGTGAAACGCCAAGGCCAAGACCGACAACATGTCCACTATTGGCAAAGTCGGTTCCTGCTGTATCTAGCATATAGAACGCATTTACACTAAAGGTGTTGTTGATTCCGCGAGTAACACCCACTGAGGCACGGTTGCCCGTAATACCGCTAGAATCTACAAACAATTCTTCGGTAATCCACGGAGTCACCCCTGAAACATCAGTGCTAGCAGTTAGATCAGTACGACCACGAACAGTATCAAAATCACGTAGCTCTATTTTAGTAGAGCTATCTAGTGAAATATTCCCCCGCAACAAAGACAAGCCAACTCCAACATAGGGTCGGTGCTCGCCGCTGCTTGTATTCAGGTAGCCCGCGCTAACTCCCACAAAGCTATTTACTTTAATTCCCAAACTTAGATCGGTACGTTGATTCGCTAAACTAGGATCTGTGATATCACTAAACCTCAATTCTTCTTCAACGTTCAATGTAACATTTTCCGTTACAGTACCGGAAACACTAAGCGTGGTCCATACGGAGGTATCTGCTGCCAAAGCCGCATTACCAATCAACAACATAGTACCCATAACAAGGGCACCAAGTCCAATTTTTTGTATCATTTTTTTGTTATTCTTCATTCTAATTCTCCTTATAACAAAAAGGCTAACATTAGCCCGCTAGTTGCAACCAAGGTTGCTAGACCGATATAATCAGTCAAATTTAATCTTCTAGACAATTCATTCTCCTCTTATTACTTCTTGGAGCGCAGATAAAGAAATGCGCCAGCCAAAGCTACAACGGCCACAAGACCGATTACTTCAAAACTCATTGGTATCCTCCTTTTTAAATTTATTTTACAATGCTCACAGAGGGACTTGAACCCCCATGCCCGTTACAGGCAAAAGATTTTAAATCTTCCGTGTCTACCTGTTTCACCATGCGAGCTTTTTTACAATATTCTTTTCTACACGGGGAATTACATTGAGCGAAACACTTGCCAAATTCATAATAGTGTTCAATAGTTCTCTCACAAATGGAAGCACAATCAGAAGCACAATCAAAAAACCTCTCATCACAGTGAGTCGGTTTCGGCACAGGGTTACATTCAAAAGCACCAAACGCCAACACTATTGCAATAATGTTTTTCATAATAACAGTATAGAGAAAGGGATTTCAGGTGTCAAGAAAAAAGAATTGATTTAAAATTGTTCTTCTTCAGTTGAATTTTTTAATGCTAAAGTAGAGGATTTACCCCCGGTTATCGTCTGAGAAATCTTATCAAAATAGCCAGTCCCAACTTCTCTCTGGTGTTTGACTGCTGTAAATCCATTAATTATTTGATCAAATTCTTTTTGTTGAAGTTCGGAATAGGCTGTCATTCCTAGTTCTTTATAATTTTTGGCTAACGTAAACATACTATAGTTTAATGCGTGAAAGCCGGCCAACGTTACAAATTGAAATTTATAACCCATTTTTTCTAAGGAATTTTGAAACATACCAATCGTATATGCGTCTAAATGCTTCCCCCAGTTAAAAGATGGGGAACAATTATAAGCTAGTAATTTTCCTGGGTACTTAGAATGAATTGCGTCGGCAAACTTCTGGGCTTCTTCTAAAGAAGGGGTTGAAGTTTCGAGCCACAACAAATCAGCATAAGGGGCATATGATAATCCCCTTGCGATTCCCATATCTAGACCACCACTAATTTTATAGAAGCCTTCGCCTGTTCTTTCCCCTGTCATAAACTGGTGATCGCGCTCATCTATGTCTGAAGTAATCAGCCTTGCGCTATTTGCATCCGTTCGTGCAATTATAATAGTTGGAACATCACAAACATCGGCGGCTAATCGTGCGGCTGTTAGAGTACGAATAAATTGACTTGTAGGCACAAGAACTTTACCTCCCATGTGTCCACATTTTTTTTCAGATGCTAATTGGTCTTCAAAATGCACTCCTGCGGCACCGGCTTCAATCATGGACTTCATAAGTTCATAAGCATTGAGCGGGCCGCCAAAACCTGCTTCTGCGTCCGCAACAATGGGAGCATAATAATCTATCTTTCTGT